ATAGACTCTTTGATCTCTTCAGAAATCACATTGTTTTCAAATAACGTTTTTAGTGCATCCAACATGTGATTCTCCTTGTTATTGGAGTTTGCTTATTATATTTAATAAGCTCTCTTTGAGATATTGTTGTGCTTTAGGATCACCCTTAACCTCTTGCGCTATGCGTAAGGCATTATAACCACCGCGACTATTCATCAGGTGTTCATAAATTGGTGTGGGATATGCTCCAGGAGCACTAGGTTGAGCTACCATATCTACTGTGATAATCTCAAAATCTGATACTTCACCGGATCCGTCATCTCTGACGTTTCCGGATCCGCGACTCGAAACACCTAATTTAACTCCGCTTTCTAGCATTGTACGAATTAGTTGTCCCATAGGGGTTGGTAAAATTTTCAATTTACCGTAACCATTTGGACCATCCATCCACATATTAACAATCATGTGGCTTACACGGTCCAGGTTAATTTTTAGATCATCTGGATGATCCACTTCCCCGAGAACTGAATAACCGTTTTGAATCTGATCGTTAAGGGTCTTGACAGCCTTGCCAATCTCATTCACAGGGTAAACACGCTGGTTAGCGTTACGTATACCGCCTTGGATGCAAATCCCAGACATGTATAAGTTTTTCCCTTCTTTGTCATCAGACTCAACGATCATTTTTGCTTCGTTGAAACTGAGATTCTCTCGGAGGTATAACATATTGCTATGTTCTCTTTTCAATTACTTACGTGATCCGATTAAGCTCTTTTTATCAGGAGCTGTATCACCGGAACCTTTCTTCTCAGCACCGTGGCCAGGTTCTTTCTTCTTAAAAGCTGTCTTGCCAGCGTTGCCGCCTGGTACGTTAATATTGCCGCCGTCTTGTAGCTGTGTGCTTGGCTTTAATAAACCGCCTTGTGTGCCACCTGACTTGCTTTCTCCGCCTTTGGCGATGTTAGCAGTTGTGCCACCCATGTCGTTTTTACCAGCTACTGGTGACTTTGTGTTAACACCGTTATCACCGTGCTTTGGAGGATTAACTTTGTTAACATACTCCATTAAACCTGCTAGTTCGTCTTCAGCACCCATATCAGCACCTATGTCGCCGCCCATGTCAGCACCCATATCAGCACCCATGTCGCTGCCCATGTCAGCATGTTCTGGTTCGCCTTCTTCTTGAGCCATTAGTTGCTCAAATTCTGCTTTTAATTCTTCTAAAGCGTCTTCTAGATCCATTACTTTGTCTTCTAGTTCGCTATCGCTACCTGCATCATCTCCGCCCATTAGGTCGTCTGTAGCGTCACCTTCGTCGTCAGCTGCATCCATATCGTCTGCACCTTCTTCGTCGTCAGCTGCATCCATATCGTCTGCACCTTCTTCTTCGTCGTCGGCTGCACCTTCTTCTTCTTCACTTTCTTCAGACATTTCTTCTTCGTCGTCTTCAAGAGCTTCGTCTTTACGTGATTCTTCTTCCTCTTCTTCTTCCTTAGATTCTTCTTCTAAGCTAAAATCAGATTCTAGAAGTTCTTCGTAAATTTCGCGTGATTTTGCAACTACGATATTATGGAAAATTTCTTTTGCTGTTTCTTGATCTTCGTTGATCAACGCCTCAAGCATGGCTTCAAATTGTGTTCGGTCAGTCATGTTAAAATCTCCTGTGATGGTAATACAAGGCTGTATTATATTTACACATTAAAACAAAAACGGCCGTATAATAGCCTAAAAACGATCGTTTTTTGTGTTTTTTCTAAATTAATTTATTTAAGCTGGTGGAGCTGCTGGAATTCCGTACATACTATGAATAAATTCTAATTCACGCTCCTGCTCTAAAATATGTGCTTCGCTTGATTTGCGAAGTTCGTTAATTTGTCTTAACGTAAGACGTGTTTTACGTGTGTCATCGCGATGTAATGTAGTACGGTCGCGATCCGGAGCATATCGCAAATCGTTTGCAATACGACGAGTATCTGGATCAATGTAAAACAATTCACGTAAAATCATAATATTATTTATCAAGCGGGTGGAGTTGCAGGTGCCGCTGCAACTGGAGGAGGGAGTTCTCCTGCTTCTGGACCTAAATCACCTTCAATATCTTCTGGAGCACTTAGATCACCAGCCATTCCTAAATCGCCTTCAATACCAGCTGCACTCAGTCCTGCACTACGTAATTCGCCGGCGGCATCAGTATATGTAGGTTGTCCTTTGCCACTTTCTTCGCCCCACATGCGTTCGTTTTCTGCAATTTCTTCTTCGCTTAAACCTAAGAAACGTTTCATTGCAAAGCGTTTTGACATGTATGGAACTTGCTGTATTGTATTAAATGTATTAATACGCTCAGTGTCAAGCGATGCTTGCTGAGAACTTGCAAAGTTTAAAGGCGGATTAAATTTTAATTCAAACAAGCTAGCATCAATATTAACGCCTCTTGTGTACATATACATCTTAAATTCTTCGTCAAATACTGCTCTTACAAGTGATTGTAAACGTTCACAATACTTGTTAAAACGTAGTTCTTGAATGTATGCTGTACCTACACGACCGTCATTATAACTAGCTTGACTATCGTCTGCACCTGTTGGCAAATAACTACTTGGAATACGCAAGCCGCGGAATAATTTGTTAGTAAAGTATTTTAAATCGTCAATTTCGCCTAAGTTAGTTCCGCCTGGTAATGTTTCAACTTTAGATCCACGACCTTCTGCAGTCTGTGGGAAAAAGTAATCTTCATTGATTGATAATGGATTATAAGCAGAGTCAATTACATTTTGTCCGCCACCGGTTTGACTTGGAATTCTACGCTGATGAATTTCATTTTTAACACGTTCAACAAACGCCATAGCCATGTGACTTGGCATATTACCTACGTCAATATGGAATACTCTACGCTCTGGAGCACGTTGAATACGATAGATTAAGATAGCATCTTCGAGCAATTCTTTTTGCTTGTAAACTTTAAAAATGTTTTCTAAAAGACTGTTACCAAACGGAAAGTTATTATCTAAACCTTCTGATAATGACAAATGTATAACATGTTCTGCACCGATAGCATGTTCAGTTTCAGTAGTACCAAAACGGTTACCAGTTGATGTTGATCCGCCTTTTCCAATAGTAGGAGTAGTTAAAAATCCTGCACCACCAGACAAACCGTTGCCCGGCTGTCTTGGATTTAAATTTGGTGTAATTTGTGTAACTACTAAACTTTCAAAGTTTGGTGCCAAGTCTTTAATTACATACTGCTCTGGCTTTTTACCGTCACTTTCGTTAACAATAATTTTTGTAATTTTACTTGGATCAACATAGTGCCATTTTTGTGTTTCTGGATCTCGAATAAAAAACGCATCACCGTATTTGAAAGTATTTCGCATTATACGGAATATACGAGTATCAAATTTATTCAGTTTACACCACTGTTGCATGTATTCTGCAAGAATACGAACTTCGCTATTAGTTGCTTTATGACGCCATTGTACACTAAAAGGTGTTTTGCCGTCTTTTAATTTTTGTGTTGTAAATTCTGCTAAAATATCTAGAGCTGCATTAACTTCTGGATCGCTATCCATAACTTCATATTGTTGATAACGCTCAATACGATTTGGACTACCTGAGTAAACATCGGGAAGAAAGCTAGAATAATTTGTCTTAGCAGGGCCTGCCTTTGTTGCATTGTTTCCTGAAATTGCACTAACTTGTCCGCCTGTTGGTACAGGTGTGAAATATTTTTTCCAGCTCATATTAATCCTTAGGCAATTAAATTACCTTTAGTTTTCGTTGCTCTTACGTTCTTATCAGCGCCATCTTCGACTGCTGTAATTAGTCGTTCTACCCTTATATTTAACTGATTCATTCCTTTAATCAGTTCGGTCATGGCATCGTTATTTTGGTTAGAAGAACCAAAAACGGTACTAGGTGATGTACTAGTGCCTTCGGTAGTAGGAACAGCTTGAACTGAGCCAATATTGCTAAAAATATCTCTAAGTGCTTCTGTTGTTGGCTGTGCAGACCTAGCTTCTGCTAAACTAGATTTTAAAGTTCCTTGTAATTCTGATAACAGCTCAGGAGTCTTAGCAACCATGTCTTTTATAAATTCGCCTATCTTTTCTTGAGGAACAACCGCTTCTGGGCCTTGTTCTCTAATCATTGTAAATCCTGGTTTACCACCAAACCAATCTCCCCAAACGTCTTTTGATCCTCTACCTTCAGGTTGTGGATTTATCGGTTCTGTCGAAGTTCTTGGAGGAGTTTCACTATTTTCTTGGCCGTTGTTTAAGCGTTGTTGTCTACGACGACGCATTGGATTATCTCTGTCTTCTGGTGTTATATTTTCACCAGTATATCCTAATGATTTAAAGAATTTTTCAAGATTAGGACCAATGTTCTTAAACATTTCTGTTGTAAACGGTCTAGTTGCATCTTGCAATCCTTGAAAGTTTGTAACTAGTTCGCCAGTGGCTGAGTTTATCTTATCAACAAATAATACAGCAGCGCCGGCGTTTAAATCTTTTATTTTAGCGTCAAGTGAATTTAATAACCTTGAAGCAGAGGCAGCTTTTTCCTCAGGTGTTTCGGGTTTTTCACCAACTCGTTTAATTTTAGCCATTGCTTCATCATACAATCTAGTAATGTATGTTGACATTGTTTCACCGCGCTGGAATGCTTCGTCTTGTCTCTTAACTGCAGCTGCACTTAAATCTCCTAAGTCTGCCCAGACAGCCCCCATTTTTTGAGCAAATGGGTTGTCTGTACCTGCTAGAACTGACATGCTTTCAAGTCGAGCTCTATCGTTTCCTATAGCGGCTAATTCTTCTTGCATTCTAGCAAACAGTTGTCTTCTTTGCTCATCAGCTTCTGGAGTTACTTCTTTAATTGCAGCTATTCGTTGAATAATACCTTCGATGTTTGTTCCAGTAAATGCAGCCGCATTTTCTCTATCTCTAGCATTTCTTAAACCGCCTGTACTATATGCCGTTAGTAACTCTTGTGCTGCTTTTGGTAACCCTTGTATGACTGCTTGATTCTTTATATATGCATCACGTTCTTCCTTAGTCATTGATGCAATACGTAGTCTCATTTGTGCTGTAGCATTTTGTTCTTCGATATCCTTAGCCATTTTTTCTCTGCTTTTACCAGTTAGTTTAGCCATCATGTCTAGCTCAAATACTAACCCCCTAGCAGAGTCTGCCATGTCTTTTCTAGTTTGAGCTTCTGAAAGATTATTAAATTTATTTGTCTGAGAAACAATTTTTAACGCATTATTGTATTCTTCAAACGAGCCCACACCTGCAATAATTGCATTACGTACTTTTGGATCTTCTTGTAATTCTTTTGCAACTGATAAAAATGTAAGTCCTGATTTATTTGCATCCGATGATAAGCCTACTAATTGAGTTCCAGACTCGCGAACCATTGCGTTCCAATCTTTTAAACTCATTCTAGCAGAAAGAACTGCTTCGTCGTATAACCCTAAATTTTGAGAAAATGTAAAGCCAGACTTTGCTGAATCCATCATACTGCGATTCATTGCAAGGCCAGTATTACCTATTTTTTCAACTGCTGTAGCAAATGCATCGCGTCCGGGAAAATCAGGAAGAATACCTTTAATAATCTTTTTAACATCACTAAACGCATCTGAAGTATCGTAGATGCCAAATGCCATCCTATCTAAAGATGTTAGTACTCCCCCAACTGCTAAATCAAGATTTTCACTGAAGTTAGATCTTCTAGTTCCGTCTGTTGAATTAGTCACTCTGTTGGTGCTGTTTTCTCTCAAACGGCGGGATACTACTTGATCAACAATCTCAGTAATTTCTCGTATTTGCCCTGCGGTTAATTCTGACATAATTTTTCTCTGAAAAAGTACGTATATAAATACTTGGTACTTAAATATTTATCCGGAGTTAAAAATGGCTCAAAATCCACTACAGCAATACTTTAGACAACCTAAGATCTATATCAGTTTACCCAGCGGTGGACTGTACAATAAACCAGGAACACTACAAGGTGATCCTGCACATTTGCCAGTGTTTGGCATGACTGGCATGGATGAAATCATGTTAAAGACTCCTGACGCTTTGTTAACAGGAGAAAGCACAGCTAAAGTAATTCAAAGTTGTTGTCCAAGCATTACTGATCCATGGGACCTAAGCAATTTAGACACTGATTTAGTGTTAGCAGCTATTAGAATAGCCACATATGGTAGTGAATTACATTTAGCAGACAAGTGTAAAAAATGCGGTACGGATAACGAGTATTCAATGGATCTTAATAAGTTAATTGATCATTACAGTCAATGTCAATACGACAATACTGTAGTGCTACAAGATCTTAAAATTATTATCAAACCTCTTAGTTACAAACAAAGTACAGATTTTAGCACACAAAATTTTCAACTACAACAACAATTAAATCAAGCAGTACTAATGGAAGACGAACTTGAAAAGAAAACAGTTATGGCTGATATCTTCCAAAAACTAGCAACTGTTAGAAATGAAGTGTTTGCAAGCGGCATTGAATCGATTGACACTGGCAAAGTTGTTGTTACTGAACGTGCATTTATCGAAGAATTTATTGCTAACGCTGATTCAAGTGTTATGACTGCTGTTGGCAAGCAAATTGAAAAGAATCAAAAAATCTGGACAAGTCCTCCGCAAACGGTTACTTGCAGTCATTGCGGTCAAGAGTCTACTTTAAGTATTGACTTAGACCAGTCAAATTTTTTCGTAACAGCCTAATTAGGTTATCCGCCTCGGATATCGAACAGTACTTAATTAGGCTTGAAAAAGAAATAATTGATTTTAAAACAGAGTTAGCAAGACTCAGTTGGTATATGCGAGGCGGTGTATCGGTGCATCAGCTGTTGCACGAATTTAGTTTTGAAGATCGCGAAGCAATGTATACTGTAATCAAAGAACGAATTGAGCTTACTAAAGAAGCTCAAATGCCGTTAGTCTAATTATTTTTCAGTAGTTGAGTGAATAACACCACCGCCTGGAATAGAATCTCTAGCTTGATTCTGTTGTTGTTGTGCTTGTGCAGCATTGTTGCCTTGGCTATCAACTCCGCCTGCAGCACGCAATGCTTCATCGTAGAATGACTTAACAAATCCACCTAAATATTTGCTTACTTGACGCATAGCCCACGCTACTTGTCCTTGTACAGAGTTAAGCGATAGTGCCAAATCTGGAGCAGTATCCTCTTGTCCAGTTTGGCTATACAGTTGACCCCATAACCATCCGTCAAATGCACGACGTCCTGGAGGTGTATCTAACCAAGCGGCAAAGGCAACTTGTCCTTTTGCACCTAACGTAGAATAGATAGCGTTAATCTCGTCTTGTGTTTTCTTGTCTAGTGCTCTTAATCTGTTGACACCGGTAAAGTATCCAATAATTTTTCTTCCTGCTATTAGGGCTAATGTTTGTGCCATTGCTTCTTGTGCAGCTTGCTGTACGCCTTTAGACAACTCTTCTTTAGTTTTAAATATCAACGACCCGTCTGGGTTTTTAGCTTGTGTTGTAAATGCGCCAATTGCCCATTCTGCATCTTTTTTAAATGTATACCAAGGCTCAATAATACCGTATGCCATAGCAATAACATCAGCTCTTTGCCACCAACTCATCAATTTTGGGTTATACTTTTCTAACCATTTTCTACCAGTTGATTGTAGTTCAGCAATTCTAGTAGGAGTAGCTGGTGCTGGTGGTTCACTTGGTTTAGGTGTTGTAGTAGGTGCTGGCTCAGGAGTCGGAGTAGGCGCAGGAGGTTCACCTGGTTTAGGTGCTGGCGCAGGAGCTTCACCGGGCTTAGGAGTTTCAGCAGGTTTGAGAGGATCTTTCTTAGAACCAAGGCCTACCATATCTTTGAATTTTTGCCACATGCTTGGCTCTGCTAATTTCTCAGCAAGCACTTTAGCTTTATAAATGTCCATCTCATCAATGCCAGCTTTCTTACAAATAGGTTCAGCCATTTGTGCCATTTCGCGAACACTAATACCTAATTGCTTAGAACCAGCAACCCACGAAGTGGCTAAGTCCTCAACAACAGTAGGATTTGATTTAGCTGTACGTGCTAACCAGCGCAATGCATCATCAATTTCTTTTAATGCTGCTTTTGATAGTTCTTTAGGCAACATCTTTATAAAGATTTCAAATGCAACACCTTTAGGGCTTTCTTCTGCTAATATTTCATGGACTTTCATTATAATTCCTCGTGGTATGATATTTATCACTGTTAAAAGAAGAACTACGTTCTTCTGCTCTTCGCTTTCGCTCGAGCTTTTTTCTATTTTTTACATAATCAACAAACATATGATAAACGCGAAGCGTTTAGATATTATCTAGATTGTGTAGTCACACTTTGCCCTTGCGGGCAAAAGTTGAACATTATCTGAGTTGAGCAGTTCACTTAGCGTTTACACTACAAGTATTTCTACTAGCTTAGGCGGTCATCCGGTACCTAATCGTGCTGTCTTAACATGACGGCGGTTTACAAATCAACGCTAACTGACTTGCAAACGTAGGGTTTTTCTCCCTTCTTTTAGCCTATTTCTTATCCTATAGCTACAAATCAAACGGGTTTTTCTTTAGGCATATCCCATCAACGTCCTGTAAAGGATAGTGATTTGCATCTCTGCGCCAAGCAGAACTACCTTACCGTCACACATCAGAACGGATTTTGGGCACTTAACAGTCGCCAGTGCGGGCTTAATTTGGCGTTATTTTGCCTGTTTTTGTTGAGCCTTGATTATATGTGAGCCGTGTACTCTTACTTGAATATGGCCGTTATAATACTCATTTGATTCTAAAACTTTGCGGGAAAATTGTTCGCGAGCCTCGATATAACTACATTCTGCCTTGCTAGTACAGTAAAAAAGTATTTCTCTTTTGAAGTTTGCTGTGCCTAATTCCGCAATATCTTTAGATAATTCTGGGCTAGAACCATAATATTCTTGCCAGTCGCTGTCTATTTTACTGCGAATCTTTTTCTTTTTCTTTGTGCCGTTTTTAAGTTTTACTGTTTTATATGTAGTTTTGGAAAATTTAGCTAGTTTTTTGCCTATGTATTTCCGGTCGCTTAAGAGGTTAGTTATGATATACACAAAGCCAACACAGTCCTCAGGGAGGGTTTCAATTAGTTGATCTTTGTAATACCATGACATGCACTTATGTATGCCACGGATTGGTTATGCCTTGGTGATTTTGAATCTTTGGTCTAATTGTGCTTTAAGATATTCTGCTATGATAGTATGCCCACGCTCTAGCGGATGTCCTCCTACACCGTACTCAACATCGAGATGTGCAGTTAAGATTTGGCTAATAGCATAGTTGTACATGTGCCTTTCTAATTGTACTACTTTGTTTAGTTGATACAGGTAGGGCTTAAATGCAGGATCTCTTGCATAGTCCTCCAGTATCGAATAATTGTGCCTGAATACGTTAGTCCCAAAGTAAGGAACATTGTTTACTTTGAGAAATGCATCTAATAATATAACTTGTTGCAAATATTTTAACAAGTCTGAATGATCTGAACTGTACTTTTCCCAAATTTCGAATCCTATTTGGGGAGTTGATCGATCATTTGGTCCTACAAACTCTTTCCAACAGCCATTGGTAAACAACTCAAAGCGTTGCATTTGTGTCCAAGCAATAATAACAAACGGTTTCTTGCGTTGCTGTAATAAGTTTGTAACGTCAGCAATGGTTGTACGAACAATGCGTTCGTTACTGCCACCGGCCCATGAACTGTCTACTAGCTCAAGGTCATATGCTCTAGCTATCTGTCCGGTCCAGTTGTGTGCCTTGCGGTAGTTGTCATGTACTGGATCAAAGTCGTTGGTAATGTCTAGAGCTGTTGGGTCACGCAACTCGCTACCATAAGCCCACGAATCACCATTAATATACAAAGTGTTAACTGATATTGGTACTTGCCTAATCATTTTTTACGTTTTTCTTTACGTTCCGCTAACTGCGCTTCTTTTTCTACAGCCCAGTCACGGACAACAACTCTCCGCTTGCTACAAATGGTACGTATCTCTGAAAGTTTTTGTCGCAATCGTATAGCCGACACCTTAGTGCCTTCGTTGATCCAACGCTGGTTTGCTTCAAAGTATTCTCTAAAGACTCTGAGCAACTCAGCATGTAGTTCTTCATCTTGATGCATCGATCACTCGTTGGCGCAATTCTGTTGTACTAAACGAGTGTTTGCGCTGATTGTAATAGTATTCCATAGGAATTTCACATCCAGTAAATCCTTTGTCTTTATACTCTTCGCCTAGTATGCGAATATTAATTGGATATGACAATAATATGTCACGCAATTCTTTTTCAGTAGCGTATACTACAACTTCGTCAACAAATTTACAAGCCTGTAGCTGTACAAATCGTTCAAACACACCTTGGACTGGTTTGTTTTTCCAGTCTCGGTCAATAGTTGGATCTGTTTGTAGTCCAACTATCAAGTAATCGCATTGCTCTTTAGCTTCTTTAAGCATCATAACATGCCCAGCGTGAAACAAATCAAACGTTGAACAAGTAAACCCTATCTTCATTCTGTTACCTCTAAGTCTGTAGCATATGAAGTAAAGCCGTTTTCTTTAACAACTTTAAGTACATTGTTTACACGACCTTGTAATTCGTCTTTGTGCGAAATTAAGAATATGTTTTTGCTACGTTCACGAGCCATTTTCTTAAGTACTGCTAGTGCAGACTCAACACCTGACGCATCTAAGCCGTTGTCAATAAGCTCATCAACAAATAATAAGTTAATGTTTTGATACAACGACTCCCACACATCACGGAACGACCAAGACAAGCCAAGTATTAAACGATTGCGCTCACCACGCGATAAGTTATCAAAGTCTAAGTCTTGTCCTAACTGGGTAATTAATACTGACAAGTCGTTTTGGAACAAGACAGTATGCGGTAATCCCATCTTGTCTAAGTAATAAGTCAAGCGGTTGTTTAAGTATGCCAAGTTTTGATCAATAATTTTCTTACGGATAAAACTATCTTTAGAAGTTAGCAGTTTAAGCAAGAACTCTTGATGGTCCTTTAAGCTGCCCAGTTCGTTAATCTTGTCCCAAGTAATTTCCTGCATAGCAGTTTCCATAAGCTCATCAATTTGGTCTTGATATGGATCAACTTCACCTGCACGAACTGTTAGTTGTGTTTCTAGAGTTTTTAAATTGTTTTGATGCTTAAGAGCTTCTTCAACAGTTTCATAATAAGTATCAGGTTGCTTGCCTAGCTCGCCAATAGCAGTAATTTCATCTTGAATCTTAGCAAGGTCAGTAGCAACCTTTAGAGCATACGCATTAGCTTCATCTAAATGCTTTTGAGCAGTAGTGGTCATCTCTTCGTGCTTGTGATCGTGTAGCTCTTGTTCACATGCGTGACAGGTTTTATTAGCCAGCTTACTTAATTCGCTAGCGTATTTTGCTACGCTTCGCTCCGCTTGCGCTGTTGCGCTTTCTAGCGTTGCCCTCTCCTTGCTAAGGCTCCGCAGTCTTGTAGACTGCTCTTGATGTATCTTAAGATCTGCGTGAGCTTGTAGCTCTGCTTCAATATCTACACCCTCAAGTTCGATAATAGCACGACCTATCTTTTCTAAATCGTTATCTCTTTGAGTATTCCATGCGTTCTGTCTAGTTAACAAGCTATCAATACTTTGTTGAATCTTTTCGTTTGATCGCTTAGTTGCTTCAATATTTGCGTTTTCTTGAGTAATAGATTCTTTAGTCTGACGAATTAGTTCTTTAAGTGTTTCTGCTTTTTCACTAAGAATGGTAATTCCTAACAACTGCTCAATAATAGCACGTTGATCATTAGCTCGCATACTCAAGAATGGTTCTGTATAGGTATTAAGAGCTACAATGTGCTTAAACATATCGTGGCTCATGCCCAACAGATCATCTAAATCCTTTTGTGTTTCACGCATATCGCCTTGAGCATCGTCGGTTTCTTCTTGCTCTTGTGCTTCATCGTTAACAAAGAACTGTAATATGTTAGGTTTTCGTCCTCGTTCAATGCGATAGTCTATACCGTCTTTCTCAAAAGAGAGCGTGACTAACATATTTTTATTATTGATTTTGTTTATTAAATTATCTTTTTTAATGTTAGTCAACGCATTACCAAATAAAGCATAACTTAGTGCATTGACAATAGTTGTCTTACCAGTTCCGTTACGGGAACCACTATCATCACCGCCCATATCTAAGTTTTCACCTAATACAAGTGTAAGGTGTTCTTTATTAAAGTTAACAGCTTGAGTTTGGTTGCCCACACTCATGAAGTTTTTTACTGTTAGTTCTTTTATTTTAATCATAAACTGTTATAAATCGCTAGTAGCGTATTCTTATTATACGTATCGCTTTCGATACTTACAAGTTGATTCGATACAATTTGGTCAACAGACTCAAACTGTTGTATATCAATGTTAGTATTAATCTCAACTTCTTTTCGTTCTGTAATTAAAGTTAACTCACGGATGTCATAATTGGCCATAAAGTTTTCTTTAATGAAACTTGCTTCTTCATAGCTAATGTCAATGTCTAAACTAACACGCAAATGTTGTTTAGGTTTAATTAATGTGTCAGCTTCGTCAATGAGCCTGCTTAAAGTTACTGTGCGAAATGTTGGTTGACCTGGCCAAGAATGGTATTCTGGTTGCTTCCCCCACTCTAAAATCATCATACCGCGGTCATCATCCCAAGCATCAGCGTAGTTGTGTGGAAACGCATTACCAATATAGTGCATGTTTCCTTTGCTTTGCCGCTTATGGAAGTGCCCGCTGAATCCTAATTCGTATCCTTCAAATGCATCTAACTGTATTTCACCATGATCTGGCATTTGAACCATAGCGTTCATGTAAAAGTGTGGAAGTTCAAAGTGCCCAAAGATATACTTGGCTTTCTTTTTACCTATTTGTTTCCATTCGTCACTAACTAACCACGGGCAGAGCGTAACGTTCCCAACGGTAGTCGGTTCGTGTACCACTGTGATTCCGGGAATATACTTTCCAAATTCAACGCTGTGGATATCTCGTTTATCTTTATAATAAAGATCGTGATTGCCAGGAAAAAAATAAAACTGATCAAAAGCCTGTCCAAGTTTCTCCAGTGCTCGTAAGGAGTAGTCCATAGTAGTAATGTTAAGACTATTCCTGTTGTGATGCCAGTCGCCCATAAAAATACCTGTGTCACATCCTTCCTCCTTGGCTTTTTGTATATACCAATCTATAAAATCTTCACAATCCTTGTTATGAACTGAACTGTTTGACTTTAATCCAAAGTGGATATCTGTAAAACAAGCCACCTTCTTAAATAAATTACTCATCGTTAAGACCTTCAGTGTATCTTTTTACAGCCGCTTCGTGCTCACCTTGCCCCGTTCTGCTGTAACTTGGGTTCATTCCGTTCATTTCTAAAATGTCATCGCGGATATTTTGGTTACGCTTTTCGATATTAATAACACGAACAAAGCTATTAGTAACAGCCGCAGTAAAATACGCAAAAGGATTGTCCGACTTCGATTCATCAAATTGTAGTCCTATTTGTGTTAATTGCAAGATAGCTTGCCCCTTCATTTCGTCATTGTAAGTATAGCCGCGGACATTGCCACGAGTAGCATATCGCTCACACAACTTTAACATCATTCTTGCTAATGTTGGAGTAATTTGGCCAGCATCTTTGTCAAACTTACCTTTTTCTAACGAACCCTTCCAGTGGCTTTTTCCAACGCATACTAGCTCATCGTTTTCATTAAATTTCCAATGTTGGAATGGGGGAAAGTTTACTTTATCGTGTTTGTCAGCAGTACTTTTTGGATTTTTCTTTCGAATATTATTCGTTGGAACATGATCGTATGTCATTATACGAAATATTAGTTCTTCTTTAGCAATCTTTTTATAGTCAACTTCACAATCAGCTTGTTTTACCTTTTCACCAGCAGCTTTTCGGCGAGCATATTCTGCATCTCCTAACCGTTTTGCTTTGTTTCTTTTAGCTTCTGCAATAGTTCGAATATTAATTTTTTCTAAGCTAGGTAGAATAATATCATATTGGTGATAGCTAGGGTCTTTAAAAACACAGTATGAGCTTTTACTTCGATGTATCTCTAACAACATATCCTTGTTGTTTAGGTAATTTACTTTGGTTGTCATTAATCAAGTCTCCGGATTGTTACAGTATAATGTACGCATATTAAAAAGTCAACTAAATATTACACCAAAGAGGAAATATTATGGCAACATTTGATCGTGGACAGAACTTAAACACTAAAATAAATGCAGCAGGTGCAACATTTAGTGCTGTAGTAACTGGTATTAATACCGCCCAGCGACTTGGCTCAGCATTATCTAGTTTGAATAGTTTTAATAGTATTGGTAGTGCAATTCGAGCAATCAATTTGCCAGCCGCAGGCGAAGCAATTGGCGATTTAGAAAGCGCAATTTCTAGCTTTGGTGGCGATGCCGCCGCAGGCGATTGGCGTGTCAGATTAAGTCTCCCTAATTGGATCAGTTTTAAAAATAGCCCGGTACTAAAACCACTTAAAGATGCTGGTGGGTTAATTTTTCCTTATACTCCTACAATTACGATTAAGTCTAGTGCCAAATATAGTGCTGAACCTGTTGTTCACACTAACTTTCCTTTTAACGCATTTAAGAGTTCTGATCCAGGAACTATTGATATACAAGCGCCAATGAACGTAGAAGACAGCTCACAAGCGTTGTATTGGATCGCAGCTCTACATTATTTAAGGTCTGCTGAAAAAATGTTCAGCGGAAATGATTCAAAAGCTGGAAATCCTCCGCCTATTGTGTTCCTAAACGGATACGGAAACTATGTTTTTAAGAACATTCCGGTAGCAGTAACAGCATTTAGTTGCCAACTACCAAACGATACTGATTATATTTCAACCGAAGTAGTTGGTAGTGCTGCAGGTTCTATTGCAAGTGTAGCTGACAACTTAGGTGGTTTAGCTGAAACACTAGGTGCAACTATTCCTGGTATAGCACCTTATACAAATCCGTTAGGCGATATTGCAGGAGGCATAAGTCAACTTGCAGCATTAGGCGGTGCGTTTGGCATTGGTGGAAAAACTAGCGGTGGCCTAGCTTATGTTCCAGCAAAGAGCACATTTAGTATTACACTAACACCGATGTACAGCAGAACTGCTGCTCGTAAATTTAGTCTTGATCAGTTTGTTACTGGTGGTTATCTAAGTAACAGTTTTGGATACATTTAATTATGGCAAATTATACTAATACTAGTCCTTGGTACACTACACGTTTAAAAGAAAACTATCTTGATATTTTATCAATTAGACCCGTTAGTGCAGAACCAGACGATTTTCTATATGTGATAGAACCGCAGTATACAAATCGTCCCGACTTACTTGCATTTGACTTGTACGGAGAAGCAAGTTTATGGTGGGTGTTTATTCAACGAAACCTAGATGTTCTTCAAGATCCTATTTTTGATTTTGTTCCAGGGAAGAAAATTTACATTCCAAAGAATAGCAGTTTAAGAACTGTGTTAGGAATCTAATATGACCTTAGAAGCAGCAGGAGCAACAGTATCGGCAATAGGCAACTTAGGTGCTAAATCTGGAATAGTTAATGTTCTTGGTGTAGGTGCAACTCCACTGGGCGGTGCGTTACCAGCACCTAACGTACTTTCAAAATATGCAAGTTATGATTATGTAATTGGTTTAAGTGCAATGACTCGCACTGATTATAATTTTCCTGATCAAACTTATATTAAAGGTAAAGTGATGCCTTTAATTTGTAAAACAGCAGGCGCAGATCCAAACAACCGAGTAGGTACTGCGTACGGAAAGTACGATTTCTTTATTGATAATTTAGTAATGGATGCAGTTATTGGTTTAACTGATGCGAGAGCAACTAACGTAGTAACTGTAAAGTTTGAAGTCTACGAACCTTATAGTTTAGGTGTTTTTGTTATGGCCTTACAAACAGCTGCAGCAAGTTGTGGTTTTAAAAATTGGAGAGATGCTCCGTTTTTATTAACTATTGAGTTTAGAGGGAATACAGAAACCGGTCAAATTTTAAAAGTTCCATTCTCAACAAGATATATTCCAATTAGATTAACAACAATACAACTAAAAGCAAGTGAAACTGGATCAAAATATATTATAGAAGCATACGCTTCTCAAGGCCAAGCGTTAACAACACAGTATGCAAATTTAAAATCTGAAACAGTCATTAAAGGTAAGACTGTTCAAGAGGTTTTGCAAACAGGAAAACAAAGTTTGCAATCAGTAGTGAATGAAAGATTAGAACAGTTTGTAACAAATGGCCAAGTAAAAGTTGCCGACAAAGTAGTAATATTATTTCCAACGGACATTTCTAGTGACGGCGGTGGCCCAACCGCTACAACAGATAGCGGTGCAACCGTAACAACTACCGTTGCTAAGTCTGCCGGAACTGTTTTTGAAAAGATTGGCGTCAACGAATCAGATTTTGCACAAAATACAGAATTAAATCAATTAGGTTCTGCAGAGATGGGATACACCTACGAACGAAAAGGTGACTCGTCTACTGCAAAAGAAAGCGAAACATACGATGAAAAAACAGGAATATGGAAACGAGGGTCAATGGTTGTTAATTCTAAAGAAGGCACATTGAAGTTTACTCAAAACATGGACATACCTGCAGTTATTAATCAAGTACTGCTAACAAGTAATTATCCTAAAGTTGCATTAAAGTCCGGAGCAATTTCCCCAACAGGAATGAGAAAGTGGTGGAGAATTGATACTCAGGTATATTATTTGCCTTCGGAAGATAACTTACCAAAAACTGGTACATATCCTAGATTAATTGTTTATCGAGTTGTACCGTATGATGCTCATGTAGGAAAATCAATGCCGGCCAATGAGCCGCCACCGGGATATGACGGCATCAAACAACAACTTGTTAAGAATTATGATTACTTGTATACAGGTAAGAATAGTGAAATTTTAAAATTTGACATTGACTATAGTATTAATTTTGCAAACGTGTTAGCCGCCGACGACGGTAAGAACACTATTGACGAAAGCCTTGCTGATAAACAAGCAAATGCAAATTCAAACAAAGCAGAACCTGGCAATGCTACTACTCAAACAAACACAGGCTCAAAACCTGACGGCGTTATAGGAATAACAACAAGTCAAGTTCGTCAAGATGCAACAAGTGCCCCGCTTGACAATTATGGAAGCGGTGGCCAGGAAACCGCAGCAAACAGAGCAGGAAGATTTTTTCATCTTGGTATTACTAATCCTAACGACATGATTAATTTGTCTATGGAAATTATGGGAGATCCTTACTGGATTGTAAACAGTGGTGTAGGTAATTATACATCAAAACCTCAACCTGGGGTGAAAGATTTAAACAAAGATGGATCAGTAAATTGGCAAAACGGAGAAGTTGATATTGGTGTTTATTTTAGAAGCCCGTTAGATATTAATTCTGCTACAGGGTTGTACGATTTTAAAAGTGCAAACACATTTAATTTGGTAAAAGCAGGTAAAGCAAGTCCTGTTATTGCTTTTACTGGTTTGTACAAAATTAATCAAATTACAAATGTATTTAAAGGTGGCAGATTTACACAAACGTTATTAGGTTATAGACGTCCGCTATACGAATTACAGAAGACTCCTGATCCTAAGAAAGCGTTAAGTTCGGATTCAAAATCTGAAGACGCCAAAGTAACAGACAATAAGAGCTAACAATGAGCAACGAAGGCATAGAAGTCATTAATTCAGAAATACCAGAAATACGAGCTGGTTTATATCTTGCAACAGTAGTGAGCGTGCTTGATAAAACATTCATGGGTATGGTATCTGTGAAATTAGAAAGGTCTGTTGGCAACAATCCGGTAACAGGACAAATAATTCCTGTTAAATATCTATCACCTTTTTACGGTTCAACAAGTTCTAAATATGTAACTTCTACTAACGATTATAATAATACACAAAAAAGTTATGGAATGTGGATGGTACCACCTGATACTGGTACGGTAGTTATGGTGGCTTTTGCTAACGACAATCCTAAATACGGATATTGGATAGGTTGCGTTCCGGACGAAGCAATGAACTTTATGGTTCCTGGAATAGCTGCAACTGAATATGTAGTAGACGGTGTAGAAAAAAGAGAACCTGTTGCAGAGTACAACAAAATTGCTACAGGTCAAATCTCTGAACCTACAAAAGCATTAAAACCAAAACATCCTTTTGCTAAAGTTTTAGCAACTCAAGGATTAGGCAAAGACGATATTAGAGGCATTACAACTAGTTCTGCAAGAAGAGAAGCACCAAGTATGGTGTTTGGTATTTCAACACCAGGCCCAGTAGACAAACAAGACGGAGCTAAAAAGGGCCGTGTTGGTCCTGCTGACGGGTATGCAGAAGTTTTTGTTAGTCGTCTTGGCGGTAGTACATTTGTTATGGACGACGGAGATGACAAATTTCTTCGTAAAACAACAGCCGGCGACGGTCCGCCTGAGTACGCTAGTTTAGAGCAAGGCGACACGGGCGGCCTTAAAGATATACCGCACAATGAATTAATTAGATTACGTACTAGAACCGGGCATCAAATATTAATGCATAACAGTGAAGATTTGATTTATGTTGGTAATGCTAGAGGAACAGCTTGGATTGAATTATCTAGCGATGGTAAAATAGATATTTTTGCTGAAGATAGTATTAGCATTCATACTAGTAATGATCTAAACATTAAAGCTGATAGAGATATTAATCTAGAAGCAGGTCGTAACTTTAATCTTAAAGCCACTGGCAAAGTTCACACCGAAGCAGGACAAAATTCAGAAATCATATCTGGAAAAGATACATTAATAACTAGCGGCGATAATTCTCATATTAAGAGTGGTACTACACATCGAGAAACTGCTGGAAAAATTTATATGAATAGCGCATTGGAGGCAACAGCCGCAAAAGTATTATCAACATTTAAACTAATTGACCAAACAGGAAAACCTAATATTGAATCTATTATGCTACGTGTTCCTACACACGAACCTTGGCCATTCCATGAAAACTTAGATCCAGCATCTGCCAAACCTACTAAAACTGATAGAGACGCTGGTGCAGCACCTGAAGTTCCAGCTAGCTACGGCAAATATTCAACATTAAGCGACACATTTAAAATGTATGTGCCACCTGAGTCAAACCAAGGAGGAAACGCATAATGAGTAGTAATTCAAATTTATACAACAAAATAGTGTTGCGTCCGAACAACCGCGCAGATACTATTGCTCCAAAAATGTACAAAGGATTTAGCACAGTAAGCGAAAATACTGAAAATTTTGCTCTTTATGATTTTCAACTTATTCAGCAAGATTTGTTAAATCATTTTTATACTAGACAAGGCGAAAGATTAATGAACCCAACATTTGGTACAGTTATATGGGATTTGTTATTTGAGCCTCTAACAGAAGAAATAAAAAATTTAATAACTGAAAACGTTAATGAAATTATCAACTATGATCCTAGAATAACTGCAACACAGGTAACTGTAACGCAGTACGAATCAGGCATACAAATTGAATGTTTACTAACATACTTGCCTTACAATATTAGCCAGTCAATGCAATTAAGATTTGATCAAAATAACGGCTTACTGCTAGGATAAACTACCCATATAATTTTGTTCGATAAATACATGATATAGGATAAATCATGAGTGTAACTACTAGACAAAACAGATTATTAGTATCTGAAGATTGGAAAAAAATATATCAAAGTTTCCGCAACGCAGACTTTCAAAGCTATGACTTTGAAAATCTTCGTCGCACAATGATTGACTACATTCGTCAAAATTATCCTGAAGATTATAACGATTACATTGAGTCAAGCGAATACCTTGCCCTAATTGACCTTATTGCGTTCTTGGGCCAAAGCATAGCTTTCCGTGTTGATTTAAATGCTCGCGACAACTTCTTAGAATTAGCAGAACGCCGCGAATCTGTGCTACGTTTAGCACGTATGCTTTCTTATAATGCTAAAAGAAATATTGCTTCTAGCGGTCTATTAAAGTTTGCATCTGTTCAAACAACACAATCTGTAATTGATAGTAACGGTAGAAATTTATCCGGACAAATTATTACATGGAACGACCCATCAAACTCAAACTGGTATGACCAATTTATTAAGGTAATGAATGCGGCATTGCCAAAGACACAACAATTTGGCAGTCCAGCTGACAGCGCAACAATTTACGGAATACCAACTGAACAATATAGATTTCAAAACGACACTACTGGGGTTCCTGTTTTTAGTTTTACAAAAACAGTAGCTGGCCGTCCAATGATATTTGAAGTAGTTAGTACTACTTTTAGCGGACAATCTTTTATTTACGAAGAAGCTCCTAAATCAGGAAATACAATTTCTTGCATTTATAGAGACGACGGCCGCGGCGCAAGCAGCGCAGGCTCAGGATTCTTTTTAAGATTTGTTCAGGGAACTCTTAACGTTGGAGAATTTACAGTAACCCAGCCGAGCAGTAATCAGTCTATTGACATTGATGCTCAAAATATTAACAATTCAGACGTGTGGTTGTATAAACTTGACCAGGCAGCAAAAGAAAGTAGCTTATGGACACAAGTTAGCAACTTTGAAGCAAACAACATTATCTATAACAGCGTTAACAAAAATATTAGAAACATTTATTCTGTAATTACAAAAGCGAATGATGCAGTTAGTTTGCAATTCAGCGATGGAACATTTGGAGACTTACCATTAGGGTCATTTAGAACTTATTATAGAGTTAGTAACGGTCTTGAGTACTCAATAAATCCTCAAGATATTAAAAATGTAAGTATAAGTTTTCCTTACACATCAAATGTTGGCCAGCAAGAAGAATTAACAATTAGTCTAAGTCTTTCAACAAGTGTAACAAATGCTACAACTACTGAATCTAGTACTAGCATTAAAACAAATGCGCCTGCAACTTATTATACACAGAATAGAATGATCACCGGCGAAGACTATAATATTGCTCCGCTGGCAGTTAGTTCACAAGTATCAAAAGTAAAAGCACTTAACAGAACTAGTAGCGGCATAAGTCGTTATTTTGATTTGTCAGATCCAACAGGCAAATATAGTTCAACAATTTTAATTGGTAATGACGGTATTTTATATACACAAGAATATCAAGATACTATGAGATTTTCTTACCAAAACAAAACTGACATTGAAGGAATTATCTACAATGACATATTTGACATTTTAAAAAATGTTAATTTAAGAAACTTTTACTATTCTAAATTTTTAGTTTATACTTCATCATACCAATGGGTTAACTCAACATCTGATAGCAATTCTTCTACTGGTTATGTATCTAACGGTAGTACTATTTTTAAAGTAGGCGGCGCAACAGAGTCAGATTTAAAATATTTTAAACCTGGCGCATTAGTTAAATTTGAAGCACCTATGATTAATAGTGTTCAATATTATTTTAATACTAAAAATTCTAATGCACTAGAGCTAACAGATCCGCAAGCACCCGGAGCAAGCAAGTATATCTGGACAGAAGTAGTATCTGTTGTAGACGACGGCACCGGCGCAGGCACTGGCACACTAAGTACTGGGTTTGGTCCTATTACACTAAATGCAGTAGTCCCAATGGATGCAATCATGATACAGATTATTCCTAAGTGGAGAACTGTAATTGATAGCTCCGTTATTACATCAATGATTGATTTAATTTTTGCTAACAAACCATTTGGATTACGTTACGATGCAGTAAATCAAATCTGGACTATTGTTTATGAATTAAATTTAGATTCAAAAAATTCGTTTAGCCTAGGTAAACAAGGCGATCAATCTAACTTACAACAAGATGCAAGTTGGTTATTATTGTTCACAACAGATAACGAATACTATACTGTAACTACACGTCAACAACAATATATCTTTGAAAGCGATAGTCAAATTAGATTTTACTTTGATAGTAGCAATAAAGTGTATGATAGCAAAACTAATTCTGTAATTAAAGATTCAATTAATATATTGAGTGTTAACACTCAACCAGAAAATTCATATCCTTTAACTTTTGACAGACCTTGGGATATTGCAAAAGAATATATTGGTCTTGATGGATATGTTGACGATAAAAAATTAATTGTAACATTTGCAGACTCTGACGACAACGGAGTTGTTGATAACCCAGACGTGTTTAACGATATTGTAGCACCAGATAGTACAATAATTACAGATCAAAACAAATATAAAATCTTTGAAAAATATTCAATTAGTCAAGGTCAAGAAGATTATAGATATATTGATAATAGTAGTCAAATAGTTATTATTAAAGATACTGAGTCCTCTGTTTATCCATTAACTCAATATAACGATGGACAATATTTTTACTTTACCGCTACAGATACTGTTGTTAAACTTAACAAATTATTAGCAAATCCATTTGTTCCAACTTTGGATTATAAAGTTTACATTGGTAGAGACAACCTAAAATTCCAATACATACACAATGCTGATTATGAAAGTAGAATTGATCCAGGTGTAAGCAATATCATTGATGTCTACGTTCTTACAAAGACGTATGACATAGAGTTTAGACAGTGGTTGTCTGGTTCGTTGTTAACAAAACCATTACCGCCAAGTTCTAGTGAACTTTATGACTTAGTTTCTAGCAATTTAAATTTAATTAAAACAATTTCTGATGAAGTTATTTTCCATCCAGCAAATTATAAAGTTTTATTTGGAGCTCAAGCAACACCGGATTTACAAGCAAGTTTTAAAGTAATCAAAAATCCTAATCAAGTTGTTTCAGATAACGATATTAAGACTAGAATTATTGTAGCAATTGAAGAATTTTTCTCAATTGACAATTGGGACTTTGGAGATACATTCTATTTTACAGAGCTTGCAACATACGTTATGACACAACTAAGTCCTGACATTTCAAGTTTTGTAATAGTTCCACGATTAGGCGGACTTGGTTTTGGTAGTTTATTTGAAATTAAATCAGCTAGCGATCAGTTATTTGTTAGCGGAGCAACAGTTGATGACATTGAAATTATTTCGGGTATTACATCAACATCAATTAAATCAGTAGCCGGAACAACTGTTCAATCTAATGTAACAGCACAACAAAATATTACAAGTTCAAATTACGGAGTAAACAATGGCTGATAGCATCAATTCAGAAGGCAAAAAAACTAATAGTGCAGATCTATTACCCAAGTATTTTAGAACTGATTCTAATAAAAAGTTTTTACAAGCTACGGTCAATCAACTAGTACAACCGGGTACAGTTAAAAAAATTAATGGATATATTGGTAGAGAAAATTCTAAAGCAACTACCGGTGACGACATTTTTATAAAAGCCCCAAGTAATGATAGACAAAATTATCAACTTGAACCAGGATATACTGTAACTGATACTTTAGGTAATGTTACCTTCTTTAAAGATTACCAAGACTATATTAATCAACTTAAGGTATTTGGAGGTAATACTTCAAATCATTCAAGATTAAATTCTCAAGAATTTTATTCTTGGGATCCGCACATCGACTGGGATAAGTTTGTAAATTTTCAAAATTATTACTGGTTACCATATGGCCCTGATACTATTACAATTACAGGTAAACAGCAAGAAATTACCAGTACTTATCGTGTAGAAGTACGTGCAGAAGCAGATAATAACACTTATGTATTTTTTCCAACTGGCTTAGAACAAAATCCAAGCATTAGATTATACAGGGGGGAAACATATAGATTTGAAATTACAAGTTTGGGAAATCCTTTTTCAATTAAAACTAAAAGAACAGCAGGCCCTGCTGATAGATATCAAGATGAAGGATTAATTGGTTATGCTGTTGAAAACGGTGTAATTGAATTTACAGTTCCATATAATTCTCCAGACGTCCTTTACTATGTCAGCGAGTCAGACATTGATTTAGGCGGAGTATTTGAGATTTTATCTATTGATGAAAATACAACATTTGATATCAACACAGAAATTCTTGGTAAAAGAACTTATACTTTACCTGATGGAACAGAGTTGCGTAATGGAATGAAAGTGTCTTTTAAAGGACAAGTTATTCCAGAGTCATATAAATCTAGTCAATATTTTGTTGAAGGCGTTGGTGATTCTATTCGTTTAGTAGACGAAAGAATATTAGAACTTCTTTCACCGTTTACAACCGCACAAGCAATTCCGTTTGACAGTACACCTTTTGATAGTTTGCCATTTGGCGATGCAACTAGTTTTGCTGGAAATAAAGATTATGTATTAATCAATAGAGGAAGCTATGATAACAATCCATGGTCTCGTTATAACAGATGGTTCCACAAAGATGTTATTGAAGCTAGCGCAACCTACAACGGTAAAATAGCAAACATTGATCAAACTGCTCGAGCAGTACGTCCTATCATTGAGTTTGAACCAAACATTAGACTTTTTAATTACGGCACAAGAGCAGTAAACGATGTTGACCTTGTAGACGATTATACAGTTGATGTGTTTTCTACAATTGAAGGACAACTAGGTTATAACATTGACGGAATACCAGTAGCACAAGGTCAGCGAATTTTGTTTATAGCCGATACTGATATTCTTGTTAAAAACAGAATTTATAAAGTTGATTTTTTAATACTTGACGGTGTTCGTCAAATCCATTTAGTTGAAGAAACAATACCTCAACAAAATGATGTTGTACTAATTCGCCAAGGCAATAAAAACCAAGGAAAAACTTATTGGTTTAACGGATCTAACTGGAATGTAGCACAAGAAAAAACATCATTGAATCAAGCACCATTGTTTGATATTGTTGATTCTAATGGTTATAGCTACGGCGATAAATCTGTATATGAAGGTTCAACATTTATTGGTACAAAATTATTTTCTTATAAAGTTGGAACAGGAACATCGGATAGTGTTTTAGGTTTTCCTTTATCATACAAAAATATTACAAACGTTGGCGATATACTTTTTAATTTTAATTTAGCAACAGATACTTTTCAGTATAAAGATGTTTCAAATATCTTAACAGGCAACACTGAAGTTGGTTATCTGGTTAAAACAGAGCCAACATTTGAAGTTTCGTATATTAACGGCTGGCAAAAATCAATCGTTGAAAATACACAAGCAGCCTTACGAATTTATAAGAAATCAAATAAAGTTAATAACTTTGAATTAGATATTTTTGATGATATTAACAATCTTGAAGATTTAAGAATAAAAGTTTTTGTAAATGGAAATCGTTTAGATACTACACAATGGTCAGTAGTAGACGGTTCATATTACAAGACTATTGTGTTATCAAATGACATATTAACTAGCGATATTCTAACAATAAAAGCATACGCAAATCAACCTATTAATGATAACGGGTTCTATGAAATTCCAATTAATTTACAAAACAATTCTTTTAACGATAAGATTACAGATTTTACACTTGGTGAAGTAATTGACCATGTTGGATCTATTGTAGAGAATGTTCCTGATTTTTCTGGGCTGTATCCAGGCCCAAGTAATTTACAAAGTCTTGGTAACATAACACCATACGGAACTAAATTTGTTCAACACAGCGGCCCAATTAGTTTAGCACTTTATCATATTACATCTGAAAGAAACAATATTGTAAATGCAATTGAATCTGCAAGAGAAGACTATAATAAATTTAAACATAACTTTATAACAGTTGCAGAAAATTTAGGCATTGATACTGATCCTGTAACACAGGTTAATTTAATTTTACAAGAAATAACTAAAGACAAACCAAAGACTGCTCCTTATTATTTTAGCGATATGGTTCCTTTTAATGGTGGTGTGAGAACAGACTTAGTTGTTTTTGATTATAGAATAAAAACATATCCGTTAAGTAGTACATTTAATTTAGATAGTCTATCAACTAAATCAGTATTAGTGTACTTAAACAATACTCAATTGTTATACCAACGAGACTACACTTTTAATAGTCAAGGGTTTGTTGTTATTTCTGCTGATTTAGCAAATGATGATGCAATTACTATATACGAATTTGAAAATACAAACGGGTCTTATATTCCTCCAACACCTACTAAGTTAGGAATTTGGCCAAAGTTTGAACCTAAACTATATCTTGATACAAGTCTAGTGACTCCAAGACAAATGATTCAATGTCATGACGGCAGTCAAGTATTAGCGTACGGCGATTATAGAGATGATTTAATTTTAGAATTAGAAAAACGTATTTTTAATAATATTAAAATTGAATACAATCCAGAAATTTTTGACATTCATAGTGTTATTCCTTCCTATAGTCGCAAAACTCCTTATTCTTTAGACGAGTTTAATGAAGTATTGGCAACAAGTTTTTATAAGTGGCTTTCTTTAGTAGATAGAGATTTTACAAAACCTATCTCTTATAATAAAGGAGATCCACTAACATTTAACCATAGAGGATTAACAACACCAGACGGCATGCTACCTTTGCCTGGATACTGGAAAGGTATACATCGTTGGATGCTTGACACTGATCGTCCAAATATCTGTCCTTGGGAAATGCTAGGATTTAGCATTATGCCTAAGTGGTGGGAAGAAGTATACGGGCCAGCACCTTACACAAGTGATAACTTAGTGTTGTGGAATGACATTGCAGACGGTATGGTTAGAGAACCAGGAAAACCGCAAAGACAACTTAAAGAATTTGTTAGACCTTACTTAAGAAACCGTATACCTGTAGATGAGTTTGGAAATATCAAGAGTCCAATAATGTCAGGACTAGCAACAGGTGTGATTACAAACTCAACCGCAGAAGATTATATATTTGGTGATGTAAGCCCTGTTGAATCAGCATGGAGAAGAAGCAGCTATTATCCATTTAGTGTGTTAATAACTACCTTATTATTATATCCAGCTAAATCAATTGGTTTACTTTTAGACAGATCTAGAACGGTAAGAAATTTAGCAGGACAACTCATATATAAAGATACTGGCATCCGTATTCGTCCTAAAGATATAAAATTACCAAGCATATATTCAAGTGCTAGTAGTGTAAACACATCTGGAATTATTAATTATCTCGTTGATTATATTTTAAGCGATAACTTAAAATCATATAGCGAGTATGTGTCTGACTTATCAACATTAGGCACTAATCTAAGCCATAGAATTGGTTCGTTTACTAGCAAAGAAAAATTTAAATTATTACTAGACAGCAAAACACCATTAAGTTCTGGAAGCGTGTTTGTTCCGCAAGAAGACTATAACATTGTTACAAATACATCTAGTCCAATTAAAAAAATAACTTATAGTGGTGTAATTATTACTCGCCTAGGCGATGGATATACTGTAAAAGGTTATAGTAAAACTCAACCATTTTTTAAATATTACCCTTATGTAAAATTAGGTAATTTAATTAATGTAGGTGGAATTTCTGAAAGTTTTTCAATTTGGACGCCTCAATATCAATATGCTGCAGGCAAAGTTGTGTCTTATGGTAATAAGTATTATCGTTCTAAAGTTTTACACACAACAACTGATACTTTTGAAATAAATTATTATCAACCCTTACCTGCCTTGCCAGTAATAGGCGGCAGAGATGCATATATTAGAAGAGACTGGGATAAATCAGAAACTATTACAATTCCTTACGGTACTAAATTTACTTCAGTACAAGATGTTGTTGATTTCTTAGTTGGTTATGGCGAATGGTTAAAAGATGAAGGATTTATATTCGATGACTTCAATAATAACTTGAATACTATTAGTAACTGGGAAACTAGTGCGAAAGAATTTATGTTCTGGTCAACACAAAACTGGAGTACAGGCAAAGATAAATGGGCTGAATGGCTACCAGATCAAGATGTTGCAGCAGGATCTATTGTTAGATATCAAGGTGATTACTATAGAGCATTAAGAAATTTAAATGCATCAATTGCATTTAATGAAGAAGACTATGATAAACTTGACGGTTTAAGTGAAGTTGGTAGTGCTGTTATTAGTTTAAGCCCAGCCGCGGCAAAGTTAACATTCTCGTCTCCTCTTTCTGTAGTTGACGATATTCGTAATCCATTTTACGGTTATGAAATTTTTAAAGTTGACGGAACACCAATTCAACCAAATTTCTTAAACAATTATAGAGATGATAATAGTGTAAGCTATGCTCCTAGTACAGGCGATGGCATATACGGTGCCACATTCTATCTAGTACAAAAAGAACAAGTTGCTATCTTAAACAACACTACAATGTTTAATGATACAATTTATAATCCAGAAAGCGGATATAGACAAGAGCGTATTTTAGTTTCTGGATATATTAGTAGCGACTGGAATGGATCATTTAACATTCCTGGATTTATATTTGATCAAGCAGTAGTTTTAGAATGGGAACCTTGGAAAGATTACTCTCTTGGGGATATTGTAAGACACAAACAATTTTATCTAAGCGCCGCTAGTAAAGTTGCCGGATCAGAAACAATTGATTTAACGCAATGGATTAAATTAGATAACAAACCAACACCGCAATTATTGCCAAACTGGACTTATAAAGCCAGTCAATTTACTGATTTTTATAGCTTGGACAGCGATAACTTTGATGCTGATCAGCAAACAGTTGCCCAGCATCTCATTGGATACCAAAAGAGACAGTACCTATCTAATATTATTAAAGATGATGTTAGTGAATTTAAATTTTATCAAGGTATGATTGTTGAAAAAGGTACTCAAAATGTACTCAATAAATTGTTTGATGTATTAAGCGCCGACGGAAAGGAAAGTATTACATTCTACGAAGAGTGGGCATTGCGTGTAGGACAATATGGTGCAAGTCAAGCATTTGAAAATATTGAATTTATTATTGACGAATCGTTAATTAAAAATAATCCTCAAGGATTTGAATTAGTTAATCAAGTAGATCCAGCCGCAGTTGACTTTATTGTTCGCCAAACTCCAAATGATGTGTATTTAAAACCTATTGGATACAATAATAACCCATGGCCTACTACAAATAATCATTCTCAATATTTGAGAACTCCAGGATATGTACGTCCAGATGATGTAAAATTTGTCTTAAAAGAATTTGACGAAGTGCTAACAAAAGACTCAACAGATTTTGTAGACGGAGATTATGTTTGGGTTGGATTTGAAGGTAGAGAGTGGAATGTTTATCGTTATACTAGACTTAATGTTGAGGTAACAGATGTTACATACTCTAAACCAGATGCACAGATAACTGTTAAATTTTCAAAAAATACCACAATAGAAATTAATGATATCATCGGTATTGATCAAGCTACTGAAATTAATGGCTTTTATAAAGTTGTTTCTGTAGGATTGCAAACTATAACATTATCTTCACCTAATTTATCTTCATTTACAGTTCCATTCCAATATCGAAATAAAATTACAGTGGCTATATTTAGAAGTCAGCGTATTAAAAACACAGTAGAAAATGGAAATGTAGTTAAGGCAATTGATATTGCTGATCAAAATTTTAATTCTTCACCGTTAGAAGGCGAATTACTATGGACAGACGACGATGGTTCAGGAAAGTGGGCTACATGGCAGTTTAATTCTGCATATACAAAAACAGAGTTGACTAATTTATTTCCACAAGCTGGTGCGTCATATGGTAGACAAACAACATTAAATTATTCTAGTGATATTGCAATGATCACTAATGATTTAGGAGAAACTATTGTTTACGATAAAGCAGGTCCTAATGCTCCGTGGTTACTTCGCCAAACAATTACAGTACCGTTTATTTCTAAAGATGTTGGAGATTACAATCCAACACCGCCTAGCTTAACAGGAGGAGCAATTAGTATTTCTCCGGATAGCCAGTGGTTTGTTACAGCAACACCATTAGCATCAAACGTATCTTCAAGATGTGTATTTGTTAATGGCTCTGCAAACTGGGATTCAGCAACAACTTATAGTACAGGCGATGTAGTTGTTGTAGGATTAACTCCATATACTGCTCTTCAAGCATCTACTAATAAAAATCCAACATCTCAAGTAAATTACTGGATTGAGTCTCCATTTATTTCAGCAAACAACGCCACACAGGCAACTAATGCAAGTTTTGAAAATATGGGTGTTGTTTCTCTTTATAGTAAAGATTCAAGCAATAACTTTAGTTTAGTTTCAACAATATTAAGCCCAGCACCATCGGCAAATGAAAAATTTGGATCAACCGTAATTTTTGGTGATAACACATTATTTGTTGGCGCCCCAGGCGCAGATAGCGGTAAAGGCGTTGTTTATAGATTAACATATTCTACAAGAGTAGAAGCCTCAACTGCGTACAACCCTATTGGAAGCTTAGGATCAACAATTAAACTTTCAAGCACTTTAAATATTATTGCAGGTATGTACATTAGAGGTACAGGATTTAATTCTAAACAATATGTAGCTGAAGTAGTTGATGATACTACAATTATTATTAATACACCGCCAGATTCTGAACCTTCTGGTATTTTAGAATTTACACAAACCGAGTGGAGATATGACAATAATGTTATTAGTTTACCAGTCGGTGTACAGGCAGAAGGATTTGGTTCTGTATTAGCAATAAGCAAAGACGGATCAACATTATTAATTTCGGCACCCGGCTTAGCATCAGTAGGTAAAGTATTTGTTTATAAGAAAAATACTAGCGGTGTATTTAATTGGTTACAAACTATTGTAGGAGACGAAGTAGAATTTGGAAGTAGTGTAACTGTTTCTGACAGCGGAACATACATTGCAATTTCTTCAATATATAAAGATACTGAAAAATTAATAGATCAAGGCCAAGTGTACACTTATAAGTTTAATGGTACAACGTATACAACTACTGGCTTTGGACTAAAAAATATTAATCCTGAACCATCGGGTTTCTTTGGTTCAAAAATTCGTTTTATGAACGACTACCAAACATTAGTTGTTTACAGTAAAGGCGCAGACAGTAGAGTTATTTCAACATTTGATTTATATACATCTATTCCGGCTAGTGCAATCGTTACCGGCATGTCTTATAAGATTCGAAAATTAGGTAATACCAATTGGAATTTAGTTGCTGGTACAACGGGATTAATATATACCCAAGGACAGTTATTTACGGCAGTCAATGTTGGTACAGGCACTGGAACAGTAATAGATCTAGAACAAGTTCCTAATACACCAACAACATTTGATAATGATCTAACTAGAGTTACTGACTTACAAGAAGATACTGGAAGAATTGATATCTATGATATGTACAATTCTCGCTGGATTTTTAGTGAAAGCCTATCTAATACTGATGATAAAACAGTTGGGTATAACGAAGGATTTGCAGTAAGTTCTAATCACATTTTAGTTGGTGCACCTTACGCTATTGATCAAGGTATTATTTCAGGCAAAGTTTACGAATATCGTAAGAAACCTAATACATTAAGTTGGAAAAAACTCCGTGCAGAAATTGATAGAGTTGATTTAACAAAGATTAAGAGAGCGTTCTTATATAACAAAACTACAAATAAACTAGTATCATATCTAGATGTTATTGATTCTGTACAAGGAAAAATTCCAGGTATTGCTGATACAGAAATAAAATATAAAACTTTTTATGATCCAGCAACTTATTCTGTTGGAGATACTAGCGTTAACGTTGATGACGGCATGGCATGGACATCGTCTCAAGTTGGAATGTTGTGGTGGGATTTAAGAACTGCTAAGTTCTTTAATAGTTACGATGATAATTTAATTTATAGAAACAGCACATGGAATACATTATTTCCAGGGGCAAGTGTTGACATTTATGAATGGGTTGAAACAAAACTTACACCTGCTCAGTGGAACGAACAAGCAGATACTGAAACCGGAATAGCACTAGGCATCAGCGGAACTAGTTTGTATGATAACAATGTTTATAGTGTTGTTAAAAAATATGACAACATTAGTAAATCTTTTAAAAATACGTATTATTTCTGGGTTAAGAATAAGAGAACTGTTCCGTCAATAGGCAACAGAAAAATGTCAGCGGATAGTGTTGCAAACTTAATAGCCAATCCGAGAGGATACGGCCATAAGTATCTTGCATTAACTAGCAGTAATTCTTTTAGTTTAGTAAACGTTAAACCTTTATTAAATGATACAGATATTGTCTTGTCAGTTGAATACTGGACAAGTGAAGAAACTGATAAAAAGATTCATAGCCAATGGAGAATTGTTAATGAAGATACAGAAACAATATTACCATCAGCAATTGAAGAAAAATGGTTTGATAGTTTATGCGGTAAAGATCTTGCTGGACGAGTTGTTCCTGATCCAGTCCTTCCACCTAAATTAAAATATGGTATAGAGGACCGACCTCGACAAGGAATGTTTGTAAATCGTTTTGAAGCTTTAAAACAATTTATTGAACAAGTTAATAGAAAATTAGCAACTGAACTAATTGTTGAAAACAGAAATATTAGCGCATTAGAATCTTTTGAAAAAGAACCAAGTACTATTACTGGACTGTATGATACAACTCTCGATACAGATGCAGAATTAAGATTTATTAATATTGGTTCTTATGAAAAACCAAATCTTTCAGTAATAATAGAAAATGGTCGAATTGTTGATGTGGTTGTAAACGCTAAAGGCCGCGGATACATTATTGCTCCATATTTTGATATTACTGGTTCTGGTACCGGCGCAAAAATTCGAGCAAAAATAAACAACCGTGGACAGATTATTGGTGCAGAAATTATATCTGGCGGTTACGGCTATGATTCAAATACAACTATATCTGTAAGAAGCTATAGTGTTTTAGTACATAGCGATTCTGTTGCAAATAATAGCTGGAGTATATATTCATATGAACCAACTACGCTAACATGGTCAAGAGTTCATAGCAGATCATATGACGTTAGAAATTATTGGTCATATGCTGATTGGTATGCTACAGGATATAATCAGTTTACAGCTATTGATTTTTCAGTAAACTCATTTACAGAACTTAATAACATTGAATCTTCTGTAGGACAGTTAGTAAAAATTAGAACTACCAATTTGGGTACATGGGTATTAGTAGAAAAATATGCAGATTCAAATAGTGTAGACTGGACACAAAGTTATCGAGTTGTTGGTAGAGAAAAAGGAACAATACAATTTTCGTCAACTCTATATGAGTTCAGTGATAGTAAGTATGGGTTTGACGGTTCTTTATACGACGCCGGTATATTTGATGATTCAGCGTCTACTGAATTAAGAATTATTTTAGATACTTTAAAAAATAATATACTAATTGATAATCTTAGAGGCACATATCTTGATCTATTCTTTAGTTCAGTTCGATACATTTTAAGCGAACAAACGTATGTTGATTGGATTTTTAAAACTAGTTTTGTAAAAGCTCAACATCAAGTTGGTGAATTAAAACAAAAAGTTACTTATAACAATGACAATTTATCTAATTTTGAAGATTATATTGACGAAGTTAAACCTTACAGAACAAAAATTAGAGAATACGTAAGTGCATACGATAAAGTAGATACAAACTATTTGTCGACTACTGATTTTGATTTACCTCCTGTATACGAAAATGGAAAATTATTACCAATTACAGTTAATGCAGTTGACGGAATTATTCAAGCCGATAGCAGTAAAGTAATTGAATATCCATGGAAGCACTGGTATGATAATTTAGGATATTCAATAACTGAATTAGTTATTGCTGATCAAGGAAGTGGTTATGTTTCAGAGCCTGTGGTTAAATTTGTAGGCAATACAGGATCTGGTGCAAAGGCTAGAGCGTTTATTACAAACGGAAAAGTTAATCGCATTGTTTTATTAAACAAAGGAACAAACTATTTAAGTGCTCCAAAAGTTATTCTTGAAGGAGGAACCACTCAAAATAGTACACCTGCAAAAGCATTTGCTATTATTGGCAATGGTGTTGTGCGATCTAATCTTGTAAAAATTAAATTTGATAGAGTAACACAAGCATATTTTGTTACTGACTTGTCAGCAACTCAGATTTATTCTGGCGAAACAGAAGTTTCAGGATCTAGATTACAATTTCCTCTAATTTGGGCACCTGACTTACGCATCAATAAAGCGTCAGTATTAATTAATGGTGTAGAAACTTTAAGAGCAAATTATAAGCTATCAATTGTTAAATCTACATCAAGAGGTTACACAACATATAGCGGAGCTATTACATTTACAACAGCACCTGCAAAAGGATCAACAATAACTATTAATTATATTAAAGATTGGTCTACTCTTAATGCAGCGGATAGAATACAGCATTACTATACTCCATCTGCTGGTGAGTTAGGAAAAGACTTAGCTCAGTTAATGACTGGTATTGATTATGGTGGCGTTGTAATTAATTCTCTAGGATTTGAATCTAATCAAGGCTGGGATAGTGTTCCTTATTACACAGATAAGTGGGATAGTTATGATGAAAAATTTGATGATTACATTGTAACCGTTGCTGCAAACACCCATTCATTTACATTGCCATATGTTCCTGCAGCCGGCACAGAACTTAACGTTTATTGGTCAGGTGTAAACATTGATTCATATTCGGGAGACGGATTTACACTAATTTATAATTTTAATGTTTATGATTTATATCCACCAACTGTTACAATTACAAGATCAGTTAATTTAGTTGATGCAGCTAATTTAGCTGGTACTGATGTGTTAGTAGTTGACAGCACAGACGGTTTAAAAATTGGAGACCGAGTGAGTATTACTCCTATTGTTGAAAAGCAATTAGGTTATAATACTCTTGTAACTCAAATTATTGATGCAACACACATTAAAATTAATCAAATTTTATTCAGTGATGTTGAAGATTCTTCTGTTGCAATCTTTACTAGAGATCTAGTAGATCCAATTGATTGCCGTATTAACGGTAACGGTACAGTTTTCTTAGAAGAACCAGTGCCAGTTGGCAGCACAATTACAATTAAAGCATTCTTAAGCCCTGTAAGATTAGATGATCCTAATTATAATGTTACTGGTGTTGCAAGAAATAATCTAAACACCAAGAAGGCAGAATTAACAGTATTAGAAGGTCAGCTATTAGTTTTAGAAAACGAAAAAGCAGTGATTGAAGATACATTAGCACAGTTGAATGCTGATTTATATGATAATCAATTAGAACTTAATACTTTGAATATTATTCTTTCCCAACTTCAACCGGGAGATCCTGAATATTTGCCAACAGTGAGTCAAATTAATTATCTAGTTAATACAGCTAATCCTGCAATACAATCTAATATAGATAGCACAACAGCTGACTTAGCAGATAAAAATGATGAAATTGATGCAAAACAATTAGAAGTTACTACAAAAGAAGCAGAAGTGTTGGCTGCAGATAATGCTTTAACTGGATTGCCACCAATCGCAAATCCTGACACAGCAATAATGCAAACAATTATATCAGACGGAGTACCTGATAATTTAATAAACCCAACAACAAAAACATTTAGCATTCCTGGATCATTTGTAGTAGCACAAGGCGATCAGTTTATTTGGCGTAAGAGCACTAGTGATGGAAGTATAACTCCGCAAGATACTGACTACGATACGGCATTGTCTGGCGGTAATATGGCATATTCAACTGCTACAGGTTTATCTGCAGACGATATTTTAGTAGATGGTGACGGATTTGTAACACCTATTTCTAGCCCAGCACCAGAAGAAGTAGTTCCAGGACAAGTAGTCGATGCAGTGGCAATTAAAGTGTATGATAGAGTTGGATCGGGATCTGCTAATATTAAAGTTGACAGTTATATTGCCGACGGGGTCCAACAAGAATTCGATATAACCCAACAACCAAATAGTCGCACAGCGGTAATCGTTAAATTTACTGAAGGGCAAAAAGATCTAATAACTGGACAATTAGGTTCAATTTCAACTATTGCTACTCTAAATGATGATTATTCTGTTGATTACAGAAATAGAAAAGTTATTTTTAATACAGCACCAACTGAAGGAAAAATGATTTCAATATTCAGTTTTGGCGCAAACGGTACAGACATTCTTGACTTTGATTACTTCATTGGAGACGGATCAACAACAGAATTTATAACAAAGGCTCCTTGGTTATCTAGTATCAACTATTATGTTACTGTTGATGGATTGCCAGCAGAGCCAGGCACACCTGCAGTATTTGAAACAGATTCATCTTACGATAGTGCAAACAGAACAGGTTTGAAATTTAGTGTTCCGCCATCAAATGGCGCTTTAATTACATATATCATTGTAAAGGGAACTGCACAAACTTATGCAATTACTAATACAGAAAGAATTGTAGGCAACGGTGGAACTACTTATGACCTATCCTATCAAATAGGAGATAGTTTACCAATTGAGTCAAACATGATTGTTCGAGTTGGTAATACTATTTTAAATGGCCCAACTAACAGTTATTTTACAATTACAGGAACAAAGTTAAACTACACACTTGATGCAACAAAGTATCTTCCGTATAGTGTGTCAGTAACTGATATTGTTGTAATTGCAGATGGTGATTTGTTAACTGTCGGAACAGATTATATTGTTGATCTCAGCGGTATTACAGTTAAGATAAACACAAACACTCGTAAGAAATATCAAAATAAATCTCTCGTTGTTAGTGTTAGACAAGACTTAGGATATGTTTATGTCCCAGCTACTTCAACAACAAGTCCTCAGATTGTATTTGCAACACCATATGACAGCTCAAATATTATTGAAGTTGTAAGCTCTTACAGACACGATGTTCTTGATTTGCAACGTACAGTTATTAACGTTACTACACAATCTAACTTAGTACCAAACTCAGCAGAATACTATTATTATAAAGGTGTGTCTGGCGGCATAATTCAACTTGATCGCACAGTATTGGACGACAACTACATTTGGGTAATTAAGAACGGATCTTTACTAACACCTTCTGCAGACTTTAAGTTAAATGAAGATAAAAAGAGTATTAAATTAGCATTCTACCCAGATGCAGCTGATCAATTTACATTAATAACATTCAGTAGTAATGTTGTTGGGGCAAATATTTCTTATATGCAGTTTAAAGATATGTTAAACAGAACACACTTTAAACGTTTAAACGCAAATAAGAAAACTAGATTAGTTAGACCGTTAAAATATACTGATATCAGCATAGAAGTTGAAGATGCAAGTAATTTTGACATTCCAAGTATACCAAACAACAAACCTGGTATTATTGAAATACGAGGAGAACGCATTGAGTACTTTAAACTTGAACCAAAGGTTACAGACGGTATAACAACTTACCTCTTAAGCCAGTTAAGACGCGGTACATTAGGTACCGGGGTTCCAGGCATACATAGAATAGGAAGTTATGTTCAAGATATTGGCGCTTCAGAAACTATTCCATATGTTGAAAGTAATACTACTGAACAAGTTAAATCTGATGGTACAAATGTTGTATCATTATCGTTTGTTCCAGGCGGATTTACTACTGATTGGGAATATCAAGGCCGTCAGATGACTCAAACTGAAACCGTAGATTTAGCTAAGAGTGCAGTAGAAGCATTTGTTGGAGGTTACGCTTCAGCAGCATGGTCGCCAAACGTAGATTACAAAGTAAATGATGTAGTAGAAGTTGGGTCTTACACATATAAGTGTGTATCTAATCATACAAGCTCAACAAGTTTTACAACTGATTCTAATAACTGGGTATTTTTTGTAGGAAATATTCGCCTCAAGAAAGATTCTTACAAAGTACATAATGTTAATATTCATCCCGAAAGTACCGAAGGCGATGTAACTTTCCCTGCAGATTTTACAGTTGATAATTTAAGCACCCAGCTTGAATTAACTAATACTTTAACTTTTGGAACAAGAGTTACTGTAGTAAAACGACAAGGAACTAGCTGGGATTCTAAAACAAATATCCTTGATGATGACGGCAAAATTGCAAGGTTCATTAAAGCTGCTCCAGGTGTATGGTATACAGATATTGGTAAATATGATATCACAATAGGAACTGCATCATCGTTTGATAGTAACGGCACATTTGACGGCGATACATCAACATTTGATCAAGGATAAAGCATGGCGAAGCAACTCATTAACTTAGGAAACGCATTAAACGACGGCACTGGCGATATTTTGCGTGTCGGTGGACAGAAAATTAATAGTAATTTTACTGAACTATACAATGCCTTAGGTGGTGAAAACGGTGCACCTTTATCAATTGTTTCTGGTTTACTAGCAGGAAATGGTATTATTGTTAGTAGCAAAACTGGCGAAGTATTAATTACAGCAAAAACTGCGACTGCTAACGAAGCAGGCGTTGTTCAAATTGGCAATGGTTTAAATATTAACGACGGGGTGTTGTCAGCACCAATATATACATTGCCTGTTGCAGATGGCAATATATTAGGTGGTATAAAAGTTGGTGCAAGATTAAGTATTACTCCTGACGGGGTGTTAAGTGCAGATCCAGGAGCATACACATTACCAGCTGCAACAAGCAACACCCTTGGCGGAATTCGAGTTGGTACAGGTTTATCTATAAGCGGTAACGGTATTTTATCGTCAACCATTACTCAGTATACATTGCCAACAGCATCAGATACGGTGCTAGGTGGCATAAAAATAGGACAACGTCTTACAATTACAAACGGTGTATTAGATGCAGATTTGCAAGTAGGAAGTGTTGCACAATTAACAAATAATGGACATGTTGTATCTCTTAATTCAACTGGACGATTATTTTTACCAACCTCTGGATCAGCATTTAGTTCAGAATTGTTTGCTGATGCATCAGCAAATACTGTAATTTATACTACAAACAATCTTTATGTAAGAGCAATTAAAATATTTGTTTTTGCAGAAAAAATAATTAACGGATATGAATCTCAAGCATGTGAAATAGTTAGCACAATTGATCAAAATGCTAATGTAATTTATACAACAACATATGGTCTTGTTTACACGGGCGGATCACCTTTATTTACAATTACGAGTGATTATGATTTAGAAACACAAAGTTACCAGATTAAAGCATCACCAACCGGGTCAGATAATATATCAATAAGAACACAAGTTACCGAAATGTACGGAACACAACCATAATAGGAAGCGAAAAAAATGGCAATTAAAAAATTTGAAACACAAGACGGTATTAGATTACAAGCTGGCGACGACATTGTTGACAGCAACGGTGATTCAGTATTAGGTGGCAATGCCAACACTGGTCAAATCAACTTTGACAATACTGATATCTATGGACCCAGCAATGAAGTTGTGCGTTTGTATGCTCAGGATGATAGCGATAATATAAGAGCTAGTCTAACGTTTGATCCAGGCGACGGATATCCTATTGCTACATTACAAACAGCCTATACCAACGATAGAACATTTTATGATGATGCGTGGACTGGTACAGCACAGTGGATTGTCAACGGTGGTGGTGGACGAGTAGACTTTACCAGCCAGAATCTTTTAGATTTCCTACACAATACACTGGTCTACTGCGATAACATTACCATAGAAGTAAATGGTCAGAATGCTGGAGCATACTACGGAGCCAATACTGGCCCAGGTTATGTACAATTTAACGTTGAAAATCCTCCAGTTGAAAGTCCAGATACTGTCACGTCGATCAAATTCATCTATAATGAAATTGGCAAGGTCTTATTAGATCACAATAACGGCAGTCTAGAGATTGATGGCGGTACTGCTCTTGATGTTGCAATAAAAACACAGAACAACATACAACTGAGAGCTAACGGTAAAAACTGGGACTTTAGCGGCAACGGTAATCTAACTCTTCCAAACGGCGGTGCTATCTGGACAAATTATGGTTACATAGACCAAGACTCAGGATTTGATAATAACACTCTGCGTCTAAGCGGTGGTGACAGCGTTAGTTTATATGCTGGGGAAGACAGCAAGCGTTGGCTGTTTGATTCTAGCGGAAATTTAACTCTCCCAGCAGGTGGAGACATCCTTGACAGCAACGGTGATTCAGTATTAGGTGGCGGCACCACTTCAGATCAAAACATCTGGATACAGACATTTTTAACAGATACTCCAGAAACAGACAGACCAGGAAGTGTCAACAGCGTTGAATACGATGCTGACGGTAATATTATTGCTTTATTTGTAGTCTATCCTCCACAGGGCGGTGACAACTATACCGCGTTGGCCAAGTTTACCAGCACAGGTACAAAGTTATGGCAAGTTAGATACGACGGCAGCGGAAGCACAGACGGTTGGGGTGTAGCAGTAGATTCAACTAGTTATGTTACTGGAGTAATTTATGTTACCGCAAGAACAACTGACCCTATGGGCTATGATAGAACAACGGTAACACAGTTTAATCTAGCCGATGGCTCTATCAATTGGAGCAAGGTCTATGACTTTGGCTATGCCAGCACCAATGGTGTTATTGATGCTTTTGACGGTGATGCTGTCTTTGTCGGATATGCTAATAATGGTGTAGAAAATCAAGTAACTGTTGTTAAGATATCAGGCGAGAATGGATCTGTAATTTGGGCTCGAGGCCTAGACGGACAGGGCTACGATGAAGCCTACGGTATGGCTATTGGATCCAGTGGTGAAGTGGTAGTCATTGGTTACATGAGTCAACTAGGCGAATCTGGTGACACAGAAGACCGTATATTAGTAGCCAAGTACAGCAACAATGGAACTATCGCTTGGCAAAAAGCAGTATTGTTTGATTCAACTTATGACTGTTACGGAGCAGATGCTGATATAGACAGCGCAGGTAACATTTATGTAGTTGGTCAATATCGTCGAGACAACGGTCAGGGCGGTACCAACGCGGCAATGAATCTAGTTAAATTTGACTCAACTGGTGTAGCACAATGGAGTCGTCGTGTAGTAGGCGATTGCGATACTTGGAGTACTAGTGTAGTAGTAGGTCCAGATGATTATCTGTATCTAACAGGAATGGCTGGTACTGCGGCTACCAGCGACTTTGCCTGTGTTGTAGCCAAGTATCAACAAAACGGACAAGTGGCTTGGCAACGTCTACTAGACAATGTTACCACTTGGAGTTTTGCCGGCTCATTCTTTAACAATACTGGCAGTGGTAGCAATATCGCAGTCAAAGACGGATATGTAGTCGTTGGCGGCGGATTTGGTGATCCGGGCACGGGTGCTTTTGCTATGATGGCACAACTTGACACAGCAGGTACATTGTTTGCTGTTGACAACTGGGACTACAAACAGGCATCATTTAGTGGCTTCTTGAATACTGATGCTAGTGATCTCACTGTAACTGATGCTCTCAAAACAGACAGCGATATTGGCAGTAGTATCACAGTAACTGATTTTAGTCCAGACACTGACAGTACTAATTTCCTAGTACCTACAATATATAGACTAGGATCTGCATCAACTGGTGATATTACTTTCAACGGTGTAGACATACAAGGTGCTACAACTAACAACGCTCTTGGCAGTATCAATCTAGTACCTAGTCCAACGCTAAAAGGTGCTGGACAGTATTTAGAAATCTATCCAACAAACAACAACGATGCTCCACACATCCACGTGGCAGCAGGTGAAGGTGGTGATTTAATTCTAGGTACAGACAATTCACACGTTGATGTTAATCACGGCAACTATGTTAAGATTCGTACATTTGACACTGATACGTCTACTACACATGATTGGCAGTTTGACCCATACGGTAACATAATATTTCCAACACTGACAGTAAATCTACACAATGGTGGTAATCAATCAGGTCAAGTACTACAGTTTGGAGACACAAATCAACAGGCTATCATTACAGGACCAACACCGGCAGAAGGCGACAACGCACAGCGATTAATCATCCAAGGACAAAATGGAGGCACAGGCGAAGGCGGTGACGTTTACTTATGGGCAGGTGATGCTCAAACAGACGGTGGCGATATTAAAATCTACGCAGGAGATGCCGATAGCGGATCAAACGGCTATGGCGGTTATGTAAACATTGAAGGCGGTAGAGGTTTTAATAATGGAGGACATGTACACATTGATGGCGGCTACAGCAGTGGTGGCCAAGGAGGCGATGTTCGTATACAAGCAGGTGCTGGCTCAGTTACAACAGGTAAAGTTGAATTTAATGCCGGCAGCAAAAATTGGCAGTTTAAGCCAGACGGTACACTACAGTTCCCAGATGCTACAGAGCAGGATACTGCTTATGTTCCACTAAATGACACATTCAATCGTTCATGGGCAACTATTATCGGTGATGGTTATAATGATGCTGGAACAGATGGTGACATAACAAATGCTATACAAACTCGTGTAACCTGCGCCTTGCCTAATGGAACCGTTATGGTAGGCGGACGTTGGCGCAATGATGACAACGCTGTACTATTCCAGTTTGATAAAAATGGTCGAGAACTATGGCGCTGGATGGCGGCAAGTGGTAATGATTCTGCTGTTACTGCTATCACATGGGACAGCGACAACAACCGACTACTGGTTGCTGTAGAAGGCGCATGGGGATGGGACGGTGCTAATGTTTACAGCACAAGAATTTACAAGTTCTTTAACGAGCCAGCAAACGCAGGCAAACACAATTTCTGGTACATACTAGGCGACAGTGACAAGTTGAACCTACGTGATGATCAGCAAGATGGCGATGTTTCGACAAAATTCATGTTTACCAAGAATGGAAACTTAATTGCCCTAGGTCAATCTAATAGTGAAAACATCACAGCATACAGTGGACCAGCAGTGGGAGGTTCTAATGTTGGTATTGTAAACATTGCCAAGGAAGACATTACACCTTACGGAACAGAATATCCAAAAGCAAACATAGTTAGTAATTATGGGTACAACTGGTATTTAGATTACAATGGCAGTTCACATGAACTTACCGCAAATAATCTTGGACTGTTCACCGATGTTACTTGGACCACAAACAACAGTGGCGCAGACATACACATTGATGTGTTTGTTGATTATAATAACAACTCATATAAGATCAGACGTTGGGGCAGTTTAGGAACTGGTTGGGCTGATGGCGACATACTCACTGTCAAAGGTTCACAGTTAGGCGGTCTTGACAATGGTCTAATACAAGGTGCTACTATCAACGGTTATGACATTGAACTCTTTCGTTTAGATTTCCCGGCGCCCGCTAATCCAACATTGTTGGCAGCTATAACAGATGGTAGAACTTGGACTATTAACGGCGGAGTATTGACCAACGCAACTGTAAACAACGTGGTAGAAAATGGCGGCATTATTGAAGTAACTGTCAGCGGTAGCCTAAGCGGTATCACTCTTGCTGATTCTTATACATTTACTGCTCCAGGTAATGACCTAACATGTACACTTATCTTCACTTCGGGTGGTTCAGTATCTCCAGATCAGTTTAGCAGTTTCCAAAATAGCACTGGAACACCAGACACAACCTATATTAGATTTAACTTTGCCGCGGAATTCGGCGACACAGAAAATCATGCTACAACAGGCTACACTTATGTTTTAACTAAAACACTAGGTCAAGAAGCATTTATCTTTAACGAATCTGATGGCTGGATGAAACTACTGTCTAACAGAGGCAATGGTAGATATGTAACTGGCCTATGGAACGCTACAGACAATGCCTACTATCTAGGAGGTGAAGTATATCAAGGTGATGTTGAACCAAATCAATATGCCGCACTTACTAAGGTCAATACAAATGGTGAAGTATTGTGGAACAAGACTATAGACGACGGTTATGCCACAGTATTCCAATCAATAACTTCATCAGGATCTAATATTTTTGCTGTTGACGATGTGCTACGTTTGTTTAAGATCACGTCAGCAGGTGCTATCACACTACAGACATCATTGAACAACTGTTATGGCAGCGGTGCTAGTTGTGTCAAATACTATGACGGTTATCTGTACGTCGCTGGCTTTATCTACTCTAACTGGGAAGGTCCTGAACTACGTGTAGAAAAGATCAACCCTTCAAACTTCAGCGTTGTATGGGCAAGACACATCCACTCTACTACTACCAATGTCAACAGAGATGATTGGGATGGCAAGATAATGGACGTCAACAGCGAAGGTGTGTTTATCACTACCTACGGGTACTTTGGAGCAGACGACAACTATCGCAATGGTGCTATTATCAAACTACCATTAGATAATCCTCCAGGCGTAGGTGTTGACTACAATGACAGAGACTTTACAAAGTTTGACAATCACTGGTTCATCTATAGTAAGTACGGTGGAGACGAATTAGCATACTATCGTCAAACTGATGACCTTTGGTCCTTGGCAAACAGAACCGAAGACAAGTGGCTTGACGGTGACATTGTCTATAACGGTGGCGAATCATCAGATACTATATTTCCTAAGTTTGCCATGCAGTTCTCATCGTTGGATACTAAGGGCATTTCCTTCAACGACAATACACTAGACCTACGTCATAATCCAGCGTATGTTCCTCCAGTAAGTGCTGACTTTGGCAACAACGGCAATGAATATACACTACGACTAGAAGACGCTGGCAAGTTTATTAGAACAATGCCTAGTTATGACAGTAACGTTACTGTGTATGTTCCACCAGAAAGCCAAGTTAACTTCCCAATAGGAACTGTAATTACTCTCATCAACATGTGGGATTATGACAGCAACGGTGTTTATATGTATATCAACTCTGTATCAGATAACGACTCTGAAGTTCAGTTTGATGGATATGACACACAACCTAGGATTTATCTAGCAGGTTACAACGGAGGTTTTAGTTATTCATGGGGACTAAAAGGTCGTGGTACTGCTACACTGATGAAAGTAGGACGTGACGAATGGTTGCTAACTGGCAACTGTGATAATACAGACTAAGGATCAGCAATGGGCGTACTACAAACAATCATAGCAACAGCAGGTTCAACAGGCGGAGGTGGACCTCCACCTCCTCCACCTTCCACGGAACACACGTTTGGATATTATGTCAATCCACCAAACTGGGTAGCATTTGGCGGCCTACAAAGTGTTGGCACTACTTCAGCAACTGTGAATTCAAATTATACATTTCCAGATACTACTATAGGAAGTGTATTAGAATTTACAGGTCTCGAATATTACCTTAGCCCTAATCTTGGATTTGGCGGTGCTTGGGCCAACGGGACCGCTATGGCTATTAACATATGGTTCTATCCAACTGCTTACGGTATTCAAATAATAAGCGAATGTAATCAACAAGACTTTAACAGTTATCATTACTCTATGTTAGAGATTGACAGTTTGGGCTATGTGCTGGCAAGGTTTTATAACGCACCATATAATACATCCAGCAACACAGTAAATTTGAATGCATGGAATCACATTTATTTCGCAACAGATTGGAATGGAGGCAAGTATCTTGCTCTTAATGACACATCTATTGGCATTCAAAATTATACTACACGAACAGGGCCAGGAACTACAAGTGAATACTTTATTATTGGTCTAAGTGACCCTACTAATTCAGGAAATACTGGCAGATTTCAAGGTAAGATTGGCTATATAGAAATTAGTGATTATACCGCGCCGTCAGCATATAATACCTATAAGACTAAGTTTGGACTCCCTTAATACCTTGTTCTTTTAACTTCACACAAGTATCGCACCGTCCACAAGGTGCGATACTTTTTTCTGAGTAGATAGGCTTGCGACACGACCAAAACATATCGCGCACTGACTCTGGCAAACTGTCATAGATCTCACGCTTGGTCATGTTCAGCACAGGATAGATCTTTTCCACAGGTGTAAATGCTCTAAGTATTTTGTCAGCACGTTTTCGGCGCTCTTCCAAACTGTGGTTGCCGTCATTAGCCTGCATACCCATGGCAACTTTCGCAATGTTAGGATTGGCTAGACAGATATATCCAGCAAAGAAATTCATGGTGTCGCTGTCGTATAAAAAGTTACGCCCGTAAGGGTGACTGGCTATTTCGCTTTCGCTGTAGACAAATGAGAATCCTAACCGTCTTAGTTCTTTAAGTGCCAGTTCTACAGCAATGGCTTCGGCACGATCTCTGTTTTCTACGTTACGATTGTGTACGTGATGTATATGTAGTCCGTAGTCTTTATATTCAGGATCTGTCAATAATTTATAAATCATTCCCAGGCTGTCTAGACCTCCAGAATACATGGCTAATATTACTTGTTGTTCCATATGTAAAATGAGTAAACTTCGTTAATTTTTATTTCTTTAGGCTCGGGTGTTAGTTCGTGTGCTTGGGGGAAGTACACAGCATATTTTGTAGGCCAGTTGGGGTTTAAAAACACTCTGGCAACGAATGTATCGCAATTTGCTAGAACTACAGGCAACAATCTTTCTGTAAACTCTTTACCAAACGCTAACCCGCCATCTATTATGATAGTATCAAAGTGCTCATCTAGCTCAAACCAATCTTTATTTTTTATCTTGGGATCAGGATATTTAGGTTCTAAATCCCAAGCTTCGTTGGCCAGCGGGAGAAGCAATTTTGTACTACCTAAAAGCAATACATGCCCTGTACAATAACTTTTAAATACAGCATAATCTTCCTCGTTAGGAGCCGCAGGCCACTTTAAATTAGTCCAAAATTCCTTATCGCTGTGTATGCTCATGGAGATATTTATAGTAGATCTAAGACCAGCTAAATATATTATAATTGCGGTGCTGTCGATATAGTAGCACTTAATGAAAACAGATAAATACTGAATAAAGAGAGATTACTATGCAGAGTAAAGACGTAACAGGCGTACATATCGAAGGACACATTAAGATCCACGACCCAGAAACTGGAGAAGTGCTCATCAATAAACGTAATGCTATCCACTACGAAAATATTAGTATTGCCTTAGCACAGAGTTTAGCTAATTCAGGACAAGGTTTTATCTACGAAATGGCGTTTGGAAATGGTGGTACTGCTGTTGATCCTACAGGTATTATTACATACTTAACGCCAAATAGCTCAGGTTCTAATGCTAGTTTGTACAACCCAACATATAGTAAAGTTGTTGATGATCGTTCAAGTAATAACACTGATCCTACACGTAATTTTATTGAAACTCGCCATGTAACAGGTACAAATTATACTGATGTATTTGTAACTTGTTTATTAGATTACGGTGAGCCGAGCGGACAACAAGCATTTGACAACGCAAATAACTCTAATAGTTCTTATATTTTTGATGAACTTGGATTGAAATCATACAGCTCATCTGGAAATAGTTTATTATTGACTCATGTTATTTTTCACCCTGTACAAAAATCTTTAAATCGTTTAATTCAAATTGATTATACGGTTCGCATACAAAGTTTAACTGGCTTAGCAGGAGTTTAATAAATGGCTTATCAAGTTAATCATACAGAAACAACAAATCCTGCTAAGCCTCCGTATACTGTACAAGATCAAAGTCTTAATACGGAAACAAGTTTAGTATTTCCAGGTAAAAATTATTCGGGATACGGTCCAGTATTTGCTGAAAACTTTTTACACATACTAGAAAATTTTGCTAGTAATACTGCGCCAAGCAACCCAGTTCAGGGACAGTTATGGTACGACAATAGTGCAGGTGTTAACTTATTAAAAGTTTATGATGGCACCGGTTGGACAGCTGCTGGCTCAGTTAAAAAATCAATTAGTGCCCCATTAGTTGCAAACAGTATATTAGGTGACTTATGGGTTGATACAAAGAACCAACAGCTTTATGTTTATTCTGGAAGCAACTGGTTATTAATTGGTCCGCAGTTTAGCTCTGGATTAAAAACAGGCCCTGATGTTGAAACAATTACAGACATTGCAAATATTGATCATAACGTAGTTACGCTATATTCAGAAAATAATCGTATTGCAATAGTTAGCAAGTCAGCATTTACACCTAAGACCGCAATTCTTGGATTTGCAAATATTAATCAAGGTATTACTTTAAGCACAGTTGACGCTACAAGCTCAACAGCACCTACAAAGTTTTGGGGTACTGCTAGCTCAGCTGATGCATTAAACGTAAACGGATCTAAAATTCTTGCTAGTAACTTTTTAAGAAGCGATCAAGCAAGTACTACAAATTATCCTGTTTATATTCTTAACAACGGTGGCCTTACTGTAGGTACTGATAGAAGTTTTACAATATCAACAGATACTAATTCAACAATTTTATATAACAAAACTAGCGGAAGTTACGTTGAGTTTAAGATGACAACAACAGGCGGAGCTCCTGTTACAGCAATTCATATTGATCCTAATGGTTATGTTGGCATCGGGCCAAACAATTCAAACCCGTTAACTGCTCTTGATGTTGCCGGAACTATTTCTGCAGACGGCAATTTAAATATCTTAGGAACAACTGATGCAACAGCATTAGGCATTGGTAGTATTAGTACAAATGGTGGTTTGAGTGTTCAAAAGCAATCACAATTTGGTGGAGACATTAGTGTTAATGGCGGAATACATTTTAATAATTTAGACACTAACGGAGACCCAACTGCTGGTACAGTAATTCAACCTGCAAGCGATGATGCTACAGAGTTGTATGACATTGGTTCAAGTACAAGAAAGTTTAGAAATATATATGCTCAAAACTTTGTTGGAAATTTTAACGGAGCATTTACTGGTTCGTTATCTGGAAATATTACAGGATCGTCTGTTAAATTAGCAAGTCCAACAAGATTCCGTATTCGAGGTGATGTATCTAGTATTGATGATGTAGTATTTGATGGGCAGTTGCCTCAAACTACTGATTACGCTCTTAACGGATATCAAATTTTTAAAATATCAGCAACGGCCGATATTATAGATCAAAAAACTCCTGCAACTGATTCTCTTAGTTCAGATAAATTGTTAATTAGTCGTGCAGGCAGTTTAAAATCAATAACTAAACAAGCATTTATTTCAAATATTCCTACAGTACCTATTGGTGTGTTCTTCCCATATGCTGGCCCAACACCGCCAACTGGTTATTTGTTCTGCGACGGTTCTGAACTACCCATTGGCGATTATCCAGACTTATTCAGTGTAATTGGATATATTTACAAACCACCGTCTGAGCTTATTGGAAAATCAACATTTGCACTTCCTGACATGAGGGGACGTTTTGGTTTAGGCCGAGACAATATGGATAATACTAATACGGTTCCGGACAAAGTTGATCCAAGAATTCAAGTACCTGCAGGCGGCGGAAGTGCTAATAGAGTTACAGATGTTGTCGCTGACACATTAGGAGCCGGTACATCGTCGGGCGAGTATAGAACATTATCAGTTGATAATTTACCTGATCACAAACATAATTTAAACAGCGGTTTTGCTCAGTACTATGCCGCTGGTCTTCCTGGAGCAGGATCCGACCCAGGCGCTGAACCTAATTTAGGTATGCCGGCTTCAAGTACTGGATCTGGTTTAAGAAATAGCGGTTCTATAGCAAACCCTGTCACAGGACAGCCGTTTAACGCAATGAATCCTTATTTAACTGTTAACTACATAATTTTCACTGGTGTAATCTAATGAGCTATATTATTAATAAAACTGACGGATCTGTATTAACAGAAATAGTTGACGGATCAATTGATCAGATATCAACAGATATAACATTAATTGGCAAAAACGCATCTTCGTATGGAGAGCTATTCAACGAAAATTTTATTAAGCTCTTAGAAAATTTTGCCAGCACAACACAACCAAACAAGCCTATCGAAGGCCAATTATGGTACGATACTACAGAAGGTAGATTAAAAGTTTACGATGGTACTGGTTTTAAAGTTAGTGGCGGTACTATTGTAGCATCTACAGTTCCTAGTAGCATTGCCCAGGGTGATATTTGGATTGACAGTTATAGAAAACAATTATATTTTAATGACGGATCGCAAACAATTTTAGCTGGCCCTCTATATACATACCAGCAAGGTATATCAGGTTTTCAAAGTTTAGATTTACTTGATACTAACAATATTCAACGTACTATTCTAGTTTTATATGTTGGACAAGTTCCGATGGGAGTTTTTAGTAATGCTGAATTTACTCCTTTAAATGATAGCGACATTTCAAGTGCATGGTCAGGAACTGTAAAGAAAGGATTTACAGTTACACCAAACGCTTCAATTAAGTTTAATGTACCAGCAAGTCAAGCAGATTCTATTATTGCTGCTGACGGATCGTCTAAAACAGCAGAATCATTCTTACAAGTTAGTCCAGCAGATGGTTATACTGTCGCAAACGGACAAATTAGAATTTTAAATAATCAAGCATTAATTATTGGTGCAAACCAAAACAACGAAATTAAAATACAAAATTCAACATTTTCGATTAATTCAAACATAATTAATCAAAATTTTCAAGTTAATAGTTTTAACGGTTCAGGATTGTTGCCAAGTATACACGTTGCTGCAGCTAATCAGCTAGTAGGAATTTACACAGACACTCCAACTCACACGTTAGATGTTAACGGTGATGCAAGAATTAGGGGTGATTTGTTAGTTGAAGGCGCTACTACAACAATTAACACTACTAATTTAGCAATTGAAGATTTATTAATTGAATTAGGAAAAGTTGCTACACCTACAAATAGTACAGCAAACGGTGGCGGTATCAAACTAGTTGCCGGGCCCGGTGGAGACAAAACTCTAACATGGAGCTCTACTTCAGAAGCTTGGGATTCAAGTGAAAATATTAATTTAGTTGGCGGTAAAGTTTTTAAAATTGCAAACTATGAAGTATTAAGTCAATCGCAGTTAGGATATACTGTTAATAGTGCCCCAGGATTATCGTCAATTGGAACACTAAACGATTTACAAGTTAAAAATTTATACTTTATTGACAGCACTATTAGCTTTTTAAATCCTAGTATTGGTACAGGAACAATTACATTAAATCCAAAAGGTACTGGAATTACTAGGGGTACAGTTGATGTAACATCATCTAGAATTTCTAGCCTTGCAGATCCTGTTGATTTATCGGATGCAGTAAATTTAAGTACGCTTTCTTTTGCTACAAGGACTGTGCCTCAAAGCATTAGCGTAAATATTGGAGCACAATCCGAGCAACAACTTGCAATTAACGTACTATCTAAGATTTTTCCGCCGGCACTATTTGATGAAAACACTGAATTGCGTGTTTGGTGTTTAGATATTGACGTAGGCAAATATTACAAGTTAGTCAGCAGCGTTTGGACGTATCAATCGGATCTATAACAGCATATATTAACTAGCCAAAATAGCATAAATACTAGGAATAAGGAATAACGGAAAATGCCATATACCATTAACAAATACAACGGAGCCGTAGTAGCAACAGTCGCTGATGGTACCATTGATAGTACTACTGATTTAAAATTTATCGGTAAGAATTACGCTGGCTACGGTGAAGTTCAAAACGAAAACTTTCTATTTTTATTAGAAAATTTTGCTAATACAACCCAGCCACCAAAGCCTTTACCAGGACAACTTTGGTATGATAGCGGAAACGCTAAGTTAAAATTTTATGATGGCGCAAAATTCCGTACAACTGGCGGCGCAGAAATTAGTGCAAATGCTCCTACTGGATTAACAGTTGGTGATTTTTGGTGGGATACTATTAACAAACAGTTATATACTTGGGACGGATCAACTTACATTTTAGTTGGCCCACAGGGTGTTGCCGGCCAAGGTACTACACAGATGCGTAGTAGAAGTGTTAAAGATACTTATAACGGTACACATGCTATTATTGAAGCTATTGTTGATGGCGATACAATTTTTATTATTAGTACAGATCCAGAATACGTACTAGATCCAAATACTAGTGCAATTAATGGCTTCTCAAAGATACATCAAGGTGTTACATTAGCATATACAAACAATGATAATACACCTGGCAGAACATCAAACGGCAATCACAGATACTGGGGAACAGCATCAGATGCTGATAGATTAGGCGGTGTAGAAGCTGCTAACTTTGTACAAAAAGGTAGCGCAACATTTAACCAGATTGTACAGTTTTCAGACGCTGGTTTTACAGTTGGCGATACTCCAAGATTGCGTGTTTATAACAATACATCTGGCGTAACAACAGTTCCTGTTATTCAAAATCAGTTAAACGACACAATTCAGTTCCAAACTACTGTAGGGCAAGCAACAAGAACTCCGTTACAGTTAGTTGGCGCAAACATTTTACCTGGCGCAGATAACCAAACAGATATTGGTTCTGGTGCATTAAGATTTAAAACTATCAATGCAGTAACATTTTCTGGTACTGCTACTAGAGCAGATTCTCTATATGTTGCACAAGATGATTATAGAACAGCTAGTAACGCAGCAACATCTGGCACAATCGCCCTTAGAACATCAGCACCTGAAGTACTAAATGGCGTAAACATTACAGCTGGCGCACTTAAAGCAACATATTTTGTTGGTACGGCTACAGCAGCAAACTACGCCGACCTAGCAGAAATGTATCTTGCAGATGCAGAGTACGAAGTTGGCACAGTTTTAATGGTAGGTGGAGAAAAAGAAGTTACTGCGAGCAAGTGGGGTAAACGTGCAATTGGCGCAGTATCAGCAAATCCTGCTTACTTAATGAATAAAGATTTAGAAGGTGGCACAATAGTTGCTCTAAAAGGTCGTATTCCAATGAAAGTTACTGGAAGTGTTAAGAAAGGTGACGAGTTAATTGCTTCAGATAATGGGTGTGCAGTTGTTGGCGTTCCTCATTCAAGCGGTGTTTTTGCCATTGCATTAGAATCTAATGACGATACAGGTGTCAAACTAGTAGAGTGCTTAGTTTTGTAATCGATAAATAATACACGCACATTAAGGATATAAGATGGCTGGACAAAATACACTAATTATAGCAAGTGATTACAATGCAATTCAATCTAAGATCGCTCTTGTTTTAGGATCTGGTTCTGGAACAACAGGTTACGGACAAAGCGTATCCAGCAATCAAGTAGCCGCTAACGCTAAAATTACAACAACTCAATGGGCAAATTTACGTAATGATATTTTACGTGCTCGCCAGCATCAAACAGGTACAGATTTATCAACAGAATTAACAACTCCTACTGCTAGTGTTAAAATTTCAGAAGCAGATAGAGCAAAATATTTATTAGTTGCAACTGATGCAGAATCAAATGCACTAACAGTACCGCCTCCAGCTAGCCAAGCAACACGAGCAGACTTAGTTTCACAGCAAATTAGAAACACAGCATGGAACGGTGTTATTAAACAAACAGTCGTAGTAACATTCAGTTCTTCAGATGATGCACGTTACTTCTTTAATAGCGGCGGCCAATTTGAATTTAGTGCTGATCGTAGCGGTGGAACAGCCGGTCTTAAAAATACAACCTGGACAACTATGTTAACTAACATGGGTACTATTGTGTTTAACTATACAAACACATCATGTACAGGTACAGGAACAACTTCTACAATTGGCTGGTATGATTTAACAACATCTGATAACCTTATTTTTGAAAAAGATGCCCCAGCAGGTGCATATTCTCAAAATAAATTCTACATTTATGCTCGTGTTAACAGCACGACAGATAGACGCATTGCAACTTTTACAATCCATTTTGATGATGCATCTTTAGCACCTCCAAGTTATCCAGATCCAGGATTTGGTATCGATGAAAACGTTGATGGTACATTAACTAGTACAGTTCAATGTTACAGAGCAACTGGTTCTAATGTAACAGTTCCGATTCCTAGTGCTTCAACTACGGCAATCGTTTAATAATTTTTCACCACATAGCTTGACAAGATAATTACTGTAGTGTATTATGTATGCTACGGAGTTATCTTATGGACGAAAGAATTGAAAAAGCATTTGCTGTAGCCAATTATATGGCTACGTTGTCAAATCAGCGCAGAATTATATTAGAAGAATTTAATCAAAAATTAGTATACTACGAAAACGGTGGTACGTTTAAAATCAGTCCTGAGCTAATTTCTTTTACAAAGTCTTTATTAGATATGGGATATGAAGAAGATGTTCCATTTGTTGACGCAAACAACTTTCCTGTTCTAATATACGATGTACAAAAGTTTTTTGATACCATTTTATTAAACTATATGCAGGCAGTTAATGATTATGCTGCTAAGTTTGCTGAAATAAAATCAAAAAGAAAAATTAGCGACATAGTTGAGTTATGAGCACAGGCGCATTAATATTTGCTCATAATAATCCTGGAATTGATTATGTTAAGTTAGCAGTATTTGCTGCTAGTCGTGTTAAAGAACATTTAAATATTCCAGTAAGTTTAGTCACAGATGATGTTGACTGGTTAGTAAAAACATATCCTAATCACCCGTTTGATCAAGTCATAACAACATCAGTTGGCCCTTCAACACAAAAAATATTTTATGACGGTTCATTAAGTTCAAAAAAGTTTGAATGGAAAAATGTAACAAGAAATCTTGCTTACGATTTAACACCATACGATAAAACATTAGTCCTTGACAGTGACTATATTATTAGTTCTGATATTTTAAAATTGGCATTTTGTAAAAACGAGATCTTTCAGATTTACAAACAAAGTTTTGATGTTGCAGGCTGGAGAGATACAAAATCTTTCCAACGTATAAATTCTTATTCTATTCCATTCTATTGGGCTACTGTATTTGTGTTTGAAAAAAACGCAATAACACAAGCCTTCTTTGATTTAGTGTCCTATATTAAAGAGAATTGGTTATACTTTAGAGTATTGTATAGCATTGAAACAACTACATTTAGAAATGATTTTGCTTTTAGCATTGCAATTCATATTATGAACGGTAAGACTAATGGCGAGTTTGCTGCTGAATTGCCAGGAACAATGACGTACATACAAGATAGAGACATTTTACTAAGCATTAAAGAAAAGAAAATGAACTTTCTAGTTGAGAAAAAAGATCACTTAGGCGAATATATTGCAGCAAAAACAAATGGTATAGATGTACATGTAATGAATAAATCTAGTTTGATTAGAGTTATAGATGAGGAACAACATGTCTAAAGGCTTTTTAGTTATTGCAGAAAATTCTAAATCAGTTGACTATATTAAACAAGCATACGCACTTGCCTTGAGCATTAAGATGAGCCAAAAAGAAACAACTAGTATATCTTTGGTTACTAATGATAAGGTGCCTAAACGCATTGCAAAGGTATTTGATCAAATTATCTCAATTCCCTGGACTGAGAGAAAAGTTGAGTCAAGATATGCTGTAGAAAATCGTTGGAAACTATTTCATGTTAGTCCTTATGATGAAACTATTGTCCTTGATGCTGATATGTTATTGTTAGAAGATATAACTGATTGGTGGAATTATTGTAAAAACTTTGATTTAAAATTTTGTAATCAAGTTAAAAATTACAAACTAGAGCCCATTGTTAGCGATACATTTCATAGAAAAGCATTTATTGAAAATAAGTTAACTAATCCTTATTTTGCTTTGCATTATTTTAAAAAGTCTGAGCAAGCACTTAATTTTTATAAGACTTTAGAATTTGTTTGCAATAATTGGGAATGGTTTTATGATAAGTTTGCTCCGGTTGCATATCAAGACTGGTTAAGTATGGATTTAGCATCGGCGATTGCTATAGAAGTTGTAGGATGCCATGAAGCAGTAATAGATAGTTGTAGTCCTTTAGAGTTTATTCATATGAAGTTGCCTTTGCAGGGTTGGGACTTATTACCCGAATCTTGGCAAGATACTGTTCCGTTTGTATTAAACAGCAGAGGCGATCTTATTGTTGGAAATATAAAACAAACAAAATTGTTTCATTATGTTGAAAAAAACTTTTTGTCAAAAAAAATATTATCTAGATTAGAGGAGTTAGCAAATGTCTAATCTAACACATTATGTTTACTACGATAAAAAAAGCGGATATATACACTCTGTAGGCAACGAAGAGGATAAACGATACGAGCATGGAATACGAACTACGTTTGAAGAAGTTGAAAATTTTCTTACAGGCAAATGGAAATTTAAAGATTACGTAGTTGGATATAAAAATCAACCAGACGGCACTTCGGTACTGTCTATAGTGCCTAGCACAGATCAAGGATATGCATTTAAGAATAATGTGTTTGAATGGATCACCGAAAACGCAGGAAATGCAGAATGTTTAGTAACATGGAATTATCCAAATAAAGAATGGCAGTTTAGTTTAAGTAAAGAATTCAAAGAGACAAGCGATAAGGTATTAACACCTAAACTTGTTTTCTTTGTAACACTAGAAACAGATTTTGATTTTTTAATTAGAACAATTTTTATAGATACACAAGATTTAGTGTCAAGTGATTATATCTCAATACCTTTTACAAGTACACTTGAAAATAAAATTAACAAAATATCTATTTCGTCAAAACTAGTGTTTAAAACATATAATTTAAGGATTATAAATGAGTAATGTAATTAAAGTTATAGATCAAGACATTGTGTTCTTGAGTTATGACGAACCTAATGCTGAAAAAAATTACGCAGATTTATTAAGTAAAGCACCGTGGGCAAAACGTGTACACGGAGTTAAAGGTAGCGATGCGGCACATAAAGCCTGTGCAGCTAAAAGTGATACAGAATACTTTGTAACTGTTGATGCTGACAACATTATAGATCCTGCTTTTTTAGAAGTTGAAATTGATTTAGATGCACTAGGGCTAACTAGTGACAATGTATTTTCGTGGTGCGGAAAAGTTCACGTTAACAGTTTAATGTACGGAAATGGCGGACTTAAATTATGGACACGCAAGTTTGTTAACGAAATGAAAACGCATGAAAATTCAGATCCCGCCGACGTTAAAGGAAAAGTAGAATTTTGCTTTGATGATCGTTATTACCAATTTAATGAAAATTACTCAGAGAGCTTTACTAATGCTACCCCATTCCAAGCATGGAGAGCGGGATTCCGTGAAGGTGTAAAAATGTCACTGGATCAAGGAGCAAAGGTTGGAAATCTTAAAACAGTATGGTGGCAAAATTATCATCGATTATTAATTTGGTGTACTGTTGGAGCAGATGTTGAAAATGGAATGTATAGCATACTTGGGGCTAGAGAAGGTGCAGCATTAACAAATTGTACAGATTGGGACTATGCGAATGTTCGAGATTTTGATTACTTAACAACATATTGGAATGAGCATTATGAAAATGCTACATCGGATATATTTACAGAGCAAATTAATTTTTACGGAAAAGAATTAAGAGAAAAATGCGGGTTAGAAATTTCTAATTTAGATCCTGCCGGCAGTAGATTTTTTAAAACGGTATACAATAATACACCGAGGATTATTCGTAAAAGATAATGTATGATATTATTTTTATTGGAAACGATGACAATTCGTTTGCTAATTTAAAAGAAAGATTCCCTACAATTAAGCGGGTGTATGTTAAAACTACACTTGCTGATGCTGTATCTGCTGCTAACAAGAAAGCCTATACAAATATGTTCTGGCTTGTGTGGGACGATGTTGTAGTAAATTCTAATTTTAAATTTGATTTTAAAGTTCCGGATTGGGATCAAGAATATGTACATATTTTTAAAAATGGAGAGTACTTTGATGGAATTTGCTTGTTTCCTAAAAAGTTAAATGTCAGCAGTAGAGAAATAGAGCATCGTTTTTTTCGAAACAAAAAAGAAATTGATATAGTAGCAAGTAATCCTAAGAGATACGATATTTTTTATATTGATTCCTATAAAGCATATCTTTCTATTTTAGAACAACCAACTACAGATATGTTTTGGGTTGTATGGCCAAATATAGATATAAAAGATAATTTTTCTTTTGAGTACCATATACCTTTTTACGATAGTTTTCATAAAAATATTACTCATGTTTTTAGAAATGGAAATTATTTTGACGGAGTTTGTTTATTTTCTAAAAAAACTAAAGTATCCGAACGAGAGTTTAATTATAGATTTTTTACAAATAAAAAAGAAGTAGACATTGAAGCAAGCACACCTAAACCTTTTGATATTGTGTTTATTAGTTACTTTGAGCCATTTGCAGATCAAAACTATAAAAAACTTGTCGATAAAGTTAATCGTAACGTGTATAGGGTCAGTGGAGTCAAGGGCATTCATAACGCACACATTCAAGCAGCTAAAATGGTTCAATCAGATCTGTTCTGGGTAGTAGATGCTGATGCCTTATTAGAACCCACATTTAATTTTGAATTTCCGCAGGTTGTTTACCACGACACTTATACAAAATCTATAGTTCATGTATGGACAAGTAAAAATCCGATTAATGATTTAGAGTATGGTAACGGAGGAGTTAAATTATTACCACGTAATTTAACCTTAAATATGGATCTTTCTAAGCCTGATATGACTACTAGTATTTCTGCATCTTTTAAATCAATGCCAGAAATTTCAAATATTGCAGCATTCAATACAGATGAGTTTACTACATGGCGTAGTGCATTTAGAGAATGCGTTAAGTTAGCATCTAAAAGTATTCAAGGACAAGTTGATGCAGAAACAGAAGAACGCTTAAACATTTGGTGTTCTAAAGGTAAAGATAGGCCATACGGTGAATTTGCTATATCTGGCGCACTCGCTGGACGAGCATACGGCCAAGAAAATGCCGGCAATTTACCGGCGTTATCTTTAATTAATGATTATGATTGGTTGTATTCTCAATTTAAAAAGTAATTTGAATCTTTATTTTTTAAATCATTTAAATTAATGCCGTACCCGTCTAAGTAAAATTTGATAATAAAACTATCGTGTGTAAAGTAATCAAACAGACGATTATGAGTTTGACATTTAACAATCCATTTTTGAAAATTTTTTGACGTTTTTAACTTTTCTACTGCCTTTGGTCTTATGTAATTCCAAAATGATGTATTGAGCCCTGGATCTCGAATATAATTTAAAGCAATTAAATTTTGTATTTGCTCCATTTGTTCTAGATGAAAATTATTAAGCATGTAATTTAATCTATCAGTAGGTAAGTAAATTATTTCGTGTACAAATTGTGCAGTTAAGTTTAGATAATAATGTAGAGGAATAGCATGTTGCGGCTCAAAGAAATAAAGTCTATTTCCTAATGATAATATTCTTCCTTCAACCGCATTTTTCTTATAATACGGCTTCCAAGAAAATTTAGTAAGGTTATTGGTATCAATACCTTTTAGTTTTGAAAATCCTTCACATGCTTCTTCTTTAGTTGTTACATTGTTGTTATATAGATAACCCCAAGCCTTTCGATGCTGTAAAGGCACACCAAACATCCACCCGTTGTCGTGAAAGTGTACAGATGTAAACGGCTCTTCGTATTTTTTAAAATCTGGAAATAATATTACAGAATTTACAGATTCAAAGGGATCAGTAATGTAAGCACCTGACTCTAATTCTTCCTTTGAAGGAGATCCTCGACAATCAATTAAGTAATCAAATTTATAAGAATTTTCTTTACAATTTACAATAACACCACTATCAAAATTGGTAATATCGATAACAGTATCATTAATTTCAGTAAAAAATTCATGACGCTTTTTTATAGAGTCAATAATAAATCTACTAAATTTTTGGCTATTAACATGAGCTCCGGGGCGCATGTGCCATGTATGGAAGTTTTCACCGCCCTGCTCGGATAAGAAATATTTAGAATAATATCTAGGAGTACCGTCAAAATTAGGTAGTCCTTGTAAGAAATCAAGCCCAAGCACATATTCCATTATTGCTATAATAGACGGGCTAATACTTTCCCCTACTTGTGTTATAGGTATGTTAGAATCGCTAATACATGTAATATGTAAACTTTGAAAAAAGCTAGGATCGGAAAGTCTTTTGTTTGCTATAGCAAGTATCGCAACTGCACTGGCCGATCCCGCTCCAATAATGCCTATATTCATTCGTTTGATGAAACAAATTCAGCAGCCATTGGAAATACTTCAGCAATGACTTTTGCACATGCTTTTGCGACTTCAATGTGCTCTAATTGTGTACCGTTTGAAGCACGAAGTTCAATGTAATGAATCCAGCTTCTTAATGTGCCATTCATATATAAACGGCTAACTGTATTACCTTCTGGAAGAACAGCTCGGGCTTGTTCTTTTGCAATACCATGATCAACAGCCCAACTATATGCTTCTTTGGCAGCATCAATAACTCGTTGTTGCATTTGTTGCCATTGGTACGCTAGGCGTCTGTGATCATCATTACCGTGTAGATCTAGTTCAACACTATTTTGACGATTTTTTGTATCTTGCAGTCTTGCTTCGCGTAATACAAAATCTAAATCTTTAGTTGGGTCAGCATACCGTTGACTAAACTCTTGAAAGCTAAAACTTCTGTGTCTTAAAATCTGTCTAGCAATGTCTCTTGTGGTTTCGATTTCTAAACAGGCACTAACCATTTCCAAAGGAGACCAATGTTTGTGTTTGATTAGATACCTGATTAGTTTTTCGCTTGTCTCTGTGTTAAATTGATTTGAAGGATTACTTACTCGGGCACAAAATGCAATAAGCTCTTGTGCATCGTAAATACCTTCATCTGCCATTTCTCGGCTAGCCTTGCTTGAAGATATAAGTTTTACATTCATAGTTTTTTCTTTCTTAGGAACTTTTGAGTCCCACGTTCGATATCTTTTCTAATTCGATCAGTGTCTAATTTAAAGTCAATATTATCTATACGAGCTTCGTATGTTTTAAAAAGCTCAGACAACGAGGATTCAAAAGAATCCCAACCTTTTCTTTGCGTTTCCGCTGTTATTTTTACTTCCCAAACCTTGCCATCTTTGAATGTAATCATTACCGCATTGAGATACCGTAGTGGTAGAACATGAAGTTTTACCTCTCCAAATACTTCCGGCCATGCATCTATGACATCCTTGGGAAGAGTTCTTCCCTGTTCAATCACTTAGCTTTTTTGGTCGGAACCAACTCCTCGGCTTTTCTACGGAACTCGGCAGCTTGTTTTGCTAACTTATCCGCTTGGCTACGATAATGTTTTGCTTCTGCTTCTACAGTATCAAATGAAGTAACTTCGGCCGCAGTTTCGTTTACACTTGCTGATGTTGTTTTACTAACATCTGCTTTTTCTGCAGGAATTTCTTTAGCACTAGCAACTTCTGTTACTGTGGTTTTATCTTGACTGCTAGGCGGAATATGCAAATCGTCAACAGCTATTCCTCTTTGCTCGGCAATAATCTGATTAAGTTCTGACAACAAAATTGAAGCACCAACATTTGGAGTCATTTCAATTTGGTTAGTTGGAACTTTAATTAGTTTTCCGTTTTGATGCAAATTTGGAAGCATACGTGAACCGTCTGGGAATTGTGTGCGATCTAACGCTTCTGCAAATTCGTATGACGTTTGTGCCGCATTACTTTCTACCAAATTAATAATAGCATTGTGCATATCATCTGGTAAAGATTCTGTTTGTATAACTAGGGCATGATACGCATCCCCTGGCAGAGTTCTAAAGGCAACTAAACATTTTCTGTTTGAACCTTTAATTCTACCTACGTGTTTTAGTGCTTGCATAATTATGCTCCTGTTTTAGATGCTTCTGATTGTTTAGCAACTTGATCTAAAAATGCACTTAGCTTAGTATATGTTTGACCAACTACAGTCATTTCATTAGGCTTAAATGCTCCTCTTGAGCTAGCGATGTCAATAATGACCTTCATTGCGTTTAAGTCGTTGATTGTTAATTCGTTAGCATCAGCTTTTGGTGCTTCCTGTGTTTGTTCAACTTCGTTTTCTTGTACTTTATCAGTCATGGTATCTCCTTTGAAATGTACGTATATAATTATCTCGTCTGTAAATGTGGACAAGCAATCGTGAAGAAACTGAGTTCTTTTTCAGACTCAAATCCAATTTTTGTAGTGTATATAATTGTATTATTAAGGTCTAAAGCTAGACCTTGCCCTATATAATATCTATTATTTAGATTATGTTTAATCCAGTAATCTAAATTTCTGATTAGTGTTGGGTTATACTTGTCTATGCTTGTATATTTAAAATGCGGAGCGGCAAACTCTACCCTCCGCAATCCATAATAATTAAGTGGGTTTGGTTTGCCGTTTTTTAACGCCATTAAGCATTTTCCTTAATTGCCTCGTAGTAAGCATATTCTCCAAACGGAGGAACAACTGTATCGTTACCGTGGATAATGAATACTGTATCACAGTAAAGTTCGTCACCCCAACTACCATACGGATAGCCGTCTGTGAACATAATAAACTTCTTAGGTTGGATGCCACGTTCTTTCATGTAATCCCAGTTTACATCAAACTCAGTGCCACCACCACCCATTGGTTCATATTCCATAAACGAATCCATGTTGTATCCGTCGTAATCTGCTTCGTTATAGACTTGGGTATCAAAACACCAAAGTTTGATCTTAAAGTCTTTATATTCTTCCATAATACCTTTGATTTCAGATAAGAAATCTTTTGCCTGCTCATCACCAATAGAGCCTGACATATCAATTGACACACAAATATCAATAGTCTCGTCGTAGTTAGTACCGGGAAGAATTGCACTCATGTGCCAACCCTTGCGGTTAGGACGCATAAATGTATAATCGTTTTTAATAGTGCTTTGAATTTGTTGACGTAGGATTTCACGCCAATTCATTTTAGGCTCTGTAAGTTCCTTAATCATACGTGCAACACTAGCAGGAACATTACCAGCACCTGCGGCTTGTGCAGCCTGCATTACAGCTTCGCGCATCTCATCGCGAATTTGTTTGAGTTCTTCTTTAGAGTAACGAGGCTGTCCATCTTTGCCATTGCCGTCTGGATCCAAGTGTTCGTCGAGCATTTGACCTAATGCGGCCAATTGCTCATCATCATATTTGTCATACAAATCGTCGTAGATTTGTTCTGCACTCATTCCATAATATTTTTGATCGTGGAAAATTTTGATATCGGGTAGTTGATGATCTCCAATTTTATCACGTACAATTTGTCCGTTTACTGCATAGTCACATGCAATGTTAAACAGTTTACGGTCACGCCCTTCGCAACGGCCCATATGGTCAAAAACAGCGTGTAGAATTTCGTGTGCAATGACAAATTCTACTTGTTTGACTGTAAGCGGTTCAAAGAACTTACGATTAAAGAAAATGTGGCGGCCGTCTGTTGCGGCTGTAGGTAACCACTCGCTTGCTTCTTTAATTTGTAACCTTGTTGCGAGGTTACCAAAGAACGGATGGCGAAGTAGCAAGCCAACTCTTGCTACAATAATTTTATCAATAATTGGATCTGCGTGTGCCATTTATATTCCTTTAGTGTATGTATATATTATAACAGGACCCGTAGGTCCTGTCAATTGGTCCAATGCCAAATTACTTTTCAGTAGCCTGTGCAATGTACTTACCATACTTAGCATGGAAGTCATCAAAACACTTAATCTCATCAGGATCCAGCGGTAGTTTATAAGTTGAGAGCGACAACTTAGTACCCATAATAACAAGCTCAGTTTCAAAATTATCCATCATAAATTGGAAGAAGTTGTTTACTTGAGTGTTCCAGTCTTTAGCGTTTTTGTCACAAGCATCTTTGAGCTCGTAGCATAGGCTAACAACAAGTGAGTATTGAGCTGAAATTTCCTTAGTATCTAACTTTTTAACTTTGCCTTGTAGGATATCAGACGGATTAGGCAACTTACTAGCATGTTTACGGTGAGCCATAAACTTAACAGCAAGACCTTCGCCAATAGCACCAGAAGTAAGGTCAGTTAAAGTGTCAGCATCAGTGTCATCATCAATAAGCAATTCGCTAACAAAAGACCAAGAACGAGGTGTAGCAAATGCACGGCTAATTGACTTAGGGTCAAAATCGTACAAGTCCTTCTTGCTAAAAGTAAGGAAACCAACAACATCCTTGTGAACACGATTTTCTACAGCCCACTCTTGCCAGTCATCCCAATCAACGGCCATTTCCAAGTGAACAAAACGGTTAGCCAACGGAGCAGGCATACGATAAGTAACACCTTTGTCTGACTCTCTGTTACCAGCGGCAACCATTACAACATTATCTGGAAGTTGGTAAGTACCAACACGACGATTAAGAACCAGCTGATAAGCCGCCGCTTGTACAGCAGGAGCCGCTGAGTTCATTTCGTCCATAAACAGAATAATTTGTTTATGTTCGGATGCAGTTTGAGCATCGGGAAGTTCGAGCGGAGGCGCCCAAACCATTTTATTAACATTGCTATCAAAATAAGGGATACCCTTAATATCAGTAGGCTCCCACAAACTCAAACGAACGTCAATGACGTGAGCACCGAGCTCATCACCGAGCTGTTTGATAATCTCTGATTTGCCAATACCTGGAGGCCCCCAAAGAAAGATCGGCCGCTTATTTTTAAATGCTTTGCGGAGAGATTTTTTAGCACCTTTTGGGCCGACTGTGCGGCTAAGAACTTCTGCCATTGTTTTTCCTTTAAGTTACGGGTTAAAAATGCGATACGTTTGTTTACGCTATGTGTATATTATAGCGCAACCCGCTAGGAATGTCAATTAGAATTTGTATCGTCTAAGTCTTTTTGGCGCTCATTCATTGCTTTAATGAGCCCAAATTTTCGAATATCGTCCGAAAATAGGTAAAGCTCAAAGCTCTTTTTTTCGGAAAATACGGTGATACTTTGGTTGGTTAAGTAGTAAGGACAATCTATGTACCGTTCCAAAAAGATAATAGTTTGGGGACTTAATTCAATTGGTTCGGTAAACGGAATTTCATATTCGGTTAATTGTAGTTCACCGACAAGAAATTCGTATCCTTTATCGCTTAATCGAAATGCGTTTTGTTTGTTTGTTCTGTTTGATTGCCACCATGTACGTGAATACATCGCTACATTAGCATCATCAATACTTTTGCCCCATTGTTGTAAAAATATTTTTGTAAGGGCGTCTCTGCTTATCATTTTACAATGGTGCCAGAGGTCAATTTAACAACTTGGAAATCTTCGCAACCAAATGTTAAATTTAATTTTTTAGCAAGGTTGTGTGCGTGACCAGGATTGCTAAAACTAACTTTTTTATATTTAGGTCCGGGATAGCTAGTAAGGCTGTTAAACGATTTTAAATTAAAAGGCTCACTCTTATAGAAGACAGCCCAAATTGCTTCGGCTTCTAAAATCTGCTCAGATTTATATGTTTTTTTATTAGTGTGTTCTAATAATATCTTTGGTTTAGGTCGACTCATATACGTAATCCGTTAATTAACTACGTATATATTTATCTTTTTATTTAGGCTCTTCGAAACCTCCGCCATCCATAGATACTGTAACTACTTCCGTATCTATGCTTTTTTTGAGAGCATTAAACATAGTTTCATAATCTTGTAACAGTTTTTCTTGCATTTCGGCAAGAACAAGGGCTAATGCCCTTGCTTGCTGTATATTGATTTTAACTTCACGGCTTTGTGTCTGTTCTGCAACACGTACCTGTTGTATAAATTGTGTAACAGGTGTTAAATTAATCTGATTTTGCATTTGATAAGACTGCCTTCATTTCAAGTTCACTCTTAAAGGGTCCTTTATAAGGGTAGCGTTCAATAGTGATAGCTTTAGGACAAAAACTCTTAACCCAGCCTTTGTCGAATTTAATTACATAATATCCAGCACAGTATAAACTCTTACTAGCATTACTTTTAGTAAACAATGGTAGTTTTCGTTGTACATCATACATAGCATTATATGGTCTTGTGCTAGTAGGGTAACCGTGACATTCATTAGGTTCTGCAGCAGTTACTTTTACTTTTTCATTTTTTAGAAAAAAGTCTTTACCAAACTGTTTAGTAAGTTCGTCTTTTTTGTTAAACATCATTTCACCATTAGTGCTACTAAGGATGAATTTATTGTTTTCTTTTTTATGTAGTGTAGCAATTTTAACACCGTCTTCTTCAACGATCCAAAATTTACCATCAACGATGGGTTTAGCATGTATCTCTGTCATTTTGTCTCCTTATACTAGGCCCATAAGGCGCCTTAGTAATGTACGCATATATTTATCTCTTAAAAAGGCCCTTGATCCACTGTACTAAATTATAGTATCTAAAGTGGTAATCTGTAAGCATCGGTGATCTATGAGGGCAACGACCTTGACGCCAGTCGCAATCTATTTTGATTTCACTGCCGCAAGCATTACATTTCATGTTGTTTCTCCGCTAAAAGGCCATTTACTATTTTCTTCCTGCCATTTTTTAACTTCTTCAGCTAGTTGTTCTCTAGTCTTTAGTTTTACATGTTCTTCAATGATAGTACCATCTTCTTCGCACAAACTAACTTGATAAGGTGCATCGATAATTAGATAGTCATCCTCAAACTGCCATTCATGATCGCCTTCGTACAACCAAGCAGCACCGCCGCGTTCGTATTCGTCATCTGGATCTCCATCTAGATAACAACTTTTAATTTTTTCTTGTTCTTCTTCGCTGATGTCATCGCTAAATTCAAACCAGCAAGCATGTTGGTCATCTAGTTCAGCACCCCAGCCGCAGTCTGTTTTAGCATGAGCTTGTTGATCACCTTCTAATGGCAAATTACAATCCATGTCCTCTTCAATAAAACCCTGCCCCCAACGGTAATGGTCATCAATATTAAACCAACTAATACTACCATCCGCATTTTCGCGGAACATTTCAATATGCCAGCAAATGCTTTTTTTATGTAATGGTTTGATTAGATAAACTTTACTCATCGTCTTTCTCAGATTTAATAATTACATTACCGTCTTCGTCTGCTTCTATAATACGCACAATATTATCATCCTTGTCAGCAATAGCAATTGGACCCCAACACCATGCTTCGGTTTCGTCTAGCATCCAACCTTCTTGGTCCTCAAGAACTTCGTATGCTCCTTCTTCTGCAATTAGTTCCTCAAGACGTTCGATTTCATCATCGTCCATCTCTTCCGGCCATTCCCAGTCTTCCCAGCAACCGTCATTCATTCCTTCTAATTCAGAGCTTTCGATATTATCTCCAATTGGACTGTACATATTAATACTATCTTTGCGACCGTCACCACCTGGAACGAAATCAAACTCAAATTCTGGGGGATTATCGTCAGTAGTTTCAACATAAAAACTAGCCCAACGGAAACCAGTTTTACGTTTAATAGTCATACCGTCTTTGGTATAAATCTCATGCTCTTCACAAGACTTTTTGTAGTAAGTTGATACTTTCCAATTTGCCATTTTATGCCTCTTTTGTGTTAGGATATTTTGCTTGAAACGGTTCAGCATATTGCTGAATATTATCTGCAATCTTTTTCATGTCCCATGCATTACAGAATTTTAACATTCGAATACCAACTTGTGTAATGTCTTTTGGAACACAATCAACATTGATTGTGTTTTTTATAAGTTGTTTAATGTCGTCTGGTTGATGTTTTAAATCAATCAGCCTACGATTACGCTCGTAGTCATCTAGTACTCTGTGTTCTTGTCCATTATGGTCAACCCATCTCTGCAGCATGAGATTGTTCCACGCAAATCCTTTGCTTTTACGATCTTCGAACGCTTCAGTAAGACCAACTTTGTTTTTAGTACCTTTAACACGCACACCTGGATACGCTGAGAAGACATTATCACTGGTATCACCACGCATACATTTTTCGAACAAGAGCCATTCTGGATGTACTTTCTTTGGTTCTTTTGTTTTTTTATCAAGTACAGGTCTGCCTTTCTTATCGAACACACCTTCAAGTGTGTGGGTTTCTTCTGCTACACCGTTAAACTGTTTTACATTAGGTGCAAGTAGTTGATGAAAGTCGCTGTCTGTACTGATAATAACGTGGTTATCATTCGGATGAGATTGTATAAATCCGGCAATTAAATCATCTGCTTCTAATTGTGGATGATGCAATACTGTACAATTAGTCTTTTCACTAATGAAAGATTTAAATTCGTCAAACGCTTCCCAGAATAGTTTGTCTTCTTCTTGTTCTTTCTGGGTCATAGCATTACGAGTTTCTTGTCGGTTGCGCTTGTAAGGCTCATAGTAATCTTTGCGCCAAGAGCGACCTTCGAGACAGAATACAACATGACTACCTTCAAAGTCGTTCCATGCTTTTTTAACACTATTAAATGTGATATGGAAGGCCATACCTAATTTAATATCACTCGAACCTTGTACTACATGTCTAGCACGAAAAAATGTATTGGCTGTATCAACCAAAATGTATGTCATGTGTAATATTCCATATCTGCAGCAAAAACAAAACGGTAATCAGTTGTATCAATGATTCCGGGCCTATGCCACAGTTTACTAGGATATATGTTCCAAGTCAAGTTATTTGGCCGCATGTAAAACGTATCTTTAAAATTGGGCGGGTCAAATCCAAATTCAGTGCCAGCTGTGTCTTGGTTTGTGATAGTTTTTGGAATATGTACGTACCAAATTCCGCTTAATGTATTAGTAGTGCCATCATTATTACTTACATGATGATTGTGCCAGTGATCGTCTCGATTGTCTACTTCATATTTGCTAGTCATAAAACACCAAGACATGATGTTTTTAATCTGCACTTCGTGGCCTAAAAATTGAAAACACGAATATATAAAACTTTGGCGCATTTTAAGAAAAACAGGTTCAGGCCTTGCAAATAGATTCTGCATTGTTTGAAATTTTGGACTATTTTTAAAGTATTGACCAGAGTCAATAAGGTCCTTCACAACAAACATTATTTGCCAATTATCATCGTCTGTAATAAGAGATGACCAGTTAAACTGGTCAATGTATTCATTTTTATCAATAATTTTCATTCTACTGATGCCTTACCGCCTGATAGCTTAGTTACATTTATATAACCTGCACCTCTTGATGTATCAAACCCTTCTTCGGCTAGCATATTTCTTGCTAAGTCTCGAAACCAACGATCAACAATCTCTTCTTCCGGATCGCCATCAAATCCATAGCCTGATTTTTTGAGTTCAGTAATGAAATGATCGTTCCAATCCAATTCAAAAAATCCATTGCGTACATTATCCTTGTTAACTTTAGTATCTAATACTGCAACCCACGGTTCTCCTTTTGCAGTAGCACGTTCTTTGGGTGTAAGTTTTGCTAATTCTTCTTTAGCCTGCGCTTCAGCGGCTCGGGCAAGTGCTTCTGTTCTTTCTTTTTCTGCTTTTTCTTTTTCTGCTTCTATTTTAGCAATGCCAGTAATTTTCTTAAACCAATTTTTCATTAAGTTCCCCACTCGTTTTTAAATAACGGCACTTGCAATCTATCACTGTATCTTAGTCCGTTTTTCATTGCTAGCTCTGCGACCCTGCGATTATTAAGAGTGTACACGCTTTCAACCCCTCCAACAGGCATAAGATACACAGGACCTTGAAAACCGTTTTCACGATAGATATCTGCTGTTTCAATTGCTTCCTCCGCATCATCTTCTGTAGCTACTACAAACTTGAGATATGTGTAACCAACTTCTTGATATTGATTAATTACTTCTGGTATAATTGCTTCATGACGTGCTTCGCCTGAACAACTTAGTTTAGCACTAACACTAAAAGTAATTTGACGCCACATATCTTCTTTATTTTGCCAATCTAGTAGATATTGTTTAAATTCATCACTTAACATTTGAGTACCGTTTGTTTCAAACGTGATCTCTTTAAGGCTTTCCATCTTAGGATGATTAAGTAAGTCTGGATAAGCACGTTGCCAGCCTAGTAACGGTTCTCCGCCGGTAATAACAAGGTGCTCGTCCTCCCAGCGTCCAAATGGAAGGATTTCGCAGATACGTTCTGCAATACCATCGCTTGTAAGCATAGGACTAAGATCTTTAAAACGAGGATCCCAACTAGCGTAACTATCACAACCTGTAGACACGAGCGGAAGCTCTTCGTATGACTTAAATTCTGTAATTCTTTGAGCAATAGATTCAACTTCATTGCTTAGTTCTCCTTTGGGCATACCAAAGCCGGCACACTTGAAGTTACAACCAAATGTTCGTAAGAATACAGACGGCACACCCATGTAACGTCCTTCACCTTGGATACTATAAAATAATTCTGCGATTTTAATTTTAGACACAGTCTGATTCCTCTGCTAATTTTTTAGCAATTCGATTTTGAACGTCAGCTTTCCACTTTCGTTCGTCCTTAAAAATTTTAACATCTTGAACAGCATTTTCTAAAGCCTTTGAATAGTTAAATGCTTGTTGCTCTGACATTGTAATTGTAGTTTGACAAGTAACAGCACCAGTAGTCCAAATTTCCCATGTTACTTTTAATCGATTCCAAAGACCATTAATTAAATCTTTAAAGAACCAGTCAACTTCTTGTAAGTATGGACTTTCAATGTCGTAGTGTTTTTCAACAATTTCGCCCCAGTAATCGCTTTTAACAGTTATATGAATGTTAACATCGACCCCTGTTTCGCTGGCTTCTACTTCAAAATTGTGATCATGATATTCTTGTCCACAGCCACACACGACTTGGTACCATTTGCTGTCGCCGTAATCACCGCGTTTTAAAATGCCTTCTGCTGGTGCTTGTGCTTTCATTAATGCAACTCCGGTAAAAAGTCTGATAAATCTTTTATCTCATCTCTATGATCAGAAATAAAATCTACCATCCTATCATAGTCAGCTGGTGACATAACAGTTTTATAAATTTCTAATCCAAGTTTTATTAAGATAGGAGCAATTTCGATCGCTTTAATATCTTCCCCTAACAGTTTATCTGTTAAGACCATAAATTCATTATAAGTATTGATTAAATTTTCATCATTCATCTTCATTAAACCAGTCGTCTACCATTTCTTCTGCTTCTTTTTGTGTAAGAGCATGAACAAATATACGAGCTAGTTCTCCTTGTGTATGTTGTATATCAAATTTAACCACGCCAACTGGAATACGATCAAAATCTCTACGCACTATAAATTCTTGTAGATTTTTAGCACGATCAATTAATTGTTGTGTTAATTCATTTGCTGTTGTCATCTTGGGGAAAACTCCTGTTGCATTTTAATATTATCAAAGAATTCTTTCTTTGTGCCTGCATCTTCTTTAAAAGCACCCTTTAAAACTGTAGTTTGTGTAAGGCTGCTATGTGCCATGATACCACGATTTTCACAACATCCGTGTGTGGCTTGAATATAAACGCCTAAGTCTTTTGCGCCTGTTGCACGTTCGATCTCCCGAGCAATGTCATTACAAAGTTCCTCCTGGAGAGTACCACGTCGGGCGCACCACTGTGCGATACGTGTGTATTTTGAGAGTCCGATGAGCTTCTCAGCAGCCAAAAGGCCAATATAAGCAACGCCAGTAACGGGTTGGTGATGATGGCTACACATACTGCGAAGCTCGCTACGAACAACCAACATACCTTCGTAACGGTCCTGCGAGTCGTTTGGAAATGCTGTTGCGTCTGGTGCT